CACACAATGCGGTAGTGATCACCTATGGTCGAGGCGCCTCGTATGCTCTTGTCATGCCGATGATGCCCCAGCTCAGCCTTGACCGCGCCTGCGTGACCAGGCACAGCGACGGCTCGGTGCAGGTCGACGATCCGGAGTGCCCGGTCGTGGTGACCATCCAGGTCGACGCGACCGGTGGGCGGGCGAGGGTGACATCGCTGACGGTCGTCGCCAGGGGCAACCAGCGGATCACCACGAAGGGCTTGTCGAGGCTTCCGCTGCCCCAGCTGCTACACCTCGCGGCCTTGCGGCAGCAGGCGAGTCACCCGAATGAGGAGCACTGGCGGTCGATGGTGACACCGAAGCCGTTCGGTGCACGTGACTGGCCGGACGAGCACTGGCGGCTCGTGTGGGCCGTGTTCCGGTGGGCCGTCGAGACCCGACGGCCGGGCGGAGGGTTCCAGGCGGTCGCAGACCTGTGGTGTGTGGCGCGCAGGCCCACGGCGTATCGGTGGGTGTCACGAGCACGTGATCTCGTCGCGTTGGAAGATCCAGATTCACCGACGGAGGGTGGTTACGTCCCGCCGCGTGCGGCGAACCTGGCCTCGAACGCGTCGGCGGCTGCCTGCTCGTCGTAGCGTTCCTCGACCGTCATGCCTTCGGGTGTTGCCGTGATGTCCCGGTCGAGCCTGGCACGCTGTTTGTCGTCGCTGTTGCGTGCCATCGTCTGGTAGACCGCGGAGCACCAGGCGGCGAGGGAGATGCTGGTGGCGTCGACGGCGGCCAGGGCGAGTTCCCCCACGACGCTGGTCTGACTGGTGCCCGCGCCGATCAGGCGGACTGCGGCCCACCAGGGCATGCCGGCGGCGGCGGCGACGGCGTCTTTCGCTGCGACGGTGAGGTCTGCGGCGACGATGTCGCCGCGGCTGATGCGGTCGGTCAGGTCGAGGTCGGACGGGTCGATCAGGCCGGGCACGACGTCAGACCACGAGCTGGTGATGGCGACGATCCATTCGGCCGCGGGTCGCGGCGGGATCCGGTGCTGGCGGCCGGCGATGTCGACGTCGATCGGCCAGCACCGGATGGCGGCGAGCCCGTTGATCTCCACTTACCGGTTACCGGGTGGCGAGTCTGGCTGTGCCCTTCGACCCTGCGGGTCTGGTGCTGGCCTGACGGCGGCGTTCGGCCCGGTTGATCTGTTCTTTGTTGGCCTCAGACAGGGCGTTCATCGCGCTCCGCAGTAGGACTCCGGCCCCGGTGAGATCGTCCTTGCCTTGGAGGAGCAGGTTTTCGACGAACTCGACGTCGGCGGGGTTTACCACGACGTCGTGATCGTCATCAGGACCCGGTCGTAGCCGTTCAGGGCTTCTTCGACGCTGCCGAGTCTGCGGCTGCCGTCTGGTCCGTAGTCCTTGTACTGGTCGGCCAGGCGGCGCATGACGACCAGCTGTTCGAGTGAGGGCAGTTTCACGGCGATGTCGCGGCCGTGGAACGGAACGATCGCCCCGACGAGGGTCATCTCCTCGCCGGTCTCGCCGGTCTCGTCGGCCTCGTCGGCCTCGTCGGCCGTGTGGTCCGGGTCGGGTTCGTCGGTGCTGTCGATGACGTCGCCGTCGATGACGGCCGGCTCGTCGGGCTGCTGCTGGGCACGTTTCGGTGTCTTCGCTGTGGTGCGTGCGCGTGGCGGCACGGGATGTCCTCCTGATCTCGTGACCTGCTGGGTAGGTGCTAGGCCTGTTCAGCCGTCCACCGGTGGCCTTCCTGGAGAGCGACCTGCTGGGCTGCGCGGGCGAGCCACGGCCGGGCGGGCGATCCGGGGTGACGGACTGATCGAGCGTGGATCACGCCGTCTGCGCCGCTGAACCTCAGTGCCTTCCGCCGGCGGGCTCGGATGGTGTGCGCGACGGTGCCGTTGTGGACGGCGGCGGCGTACTTGGCGGTGTTGCCGACCTGGCCGCGGACCCGGGTAGCGGTCTCGGAGGTCCGCATGTAGTGCTGGCCTCGCAGGTTGCCGGTGTCGACCGGGCAGTTGACGCTGGCCTGATTGTAGATCTTTCGGGTGGTGTTCGTGACGAGCCTGCGTACGGCGTCCTTCGCGACGCCCATGGCCGCGGGCCGGATGACCTTGACGCGGATGCGGCGCATTCGGATCTCGACCTCGGCGGTCATCGCGTCTCCCGTCTACAGGGGTGCGGGCAGTACGAACCCGTCAACGCCGACGACGTCGACCCATCCCCTGTCGACCAGTGCGAGCGTGCGTTCGTCTAGCGGGCAGTCCCACCGGTCGCCGACAAGGTGCTCGTTGAACGAGACGACGGCCTCCAGGGTCACGATCTTCGGTGCAGGTGTGGCCAGGGGTACCCGCCCGGCCTCGTTGACGTCGCCGGGCACCGTGTCGTCCGGTTCGGCCGGTGTATCCGGCACTGTCACCGATCTTACTGTTCGTGTCATTGGTGTCCTTTCAGGTGATCTGATGGCAGTCACACGAGTCCCCGGCGATGGTCACCGTGATGGTCACCCCGACGCAGCCGCCTTCGGTCGACATCGGCGACTGCTGCCCCTGGTACACCAGCCGGTCGAGGTGCCCGTCCATCGCCTTGAACCGGCACAGGGCGCGCCGTAGCGCGGCACCGTCTTCGAGGGTGGCGAGGGTGGTGTCTGCCCATTCATCACAGGTGGGCAGCGTCTCGACGGTACCGACCGGTGCGCACCGCGCGGCTCCCAGCTCGAAAGCCACGGCGTAGCGGCGGATGTCGCACGGCTCGACCCGCTCGTCGGGGGACGGGAATCCGGCTTGCGCCGAAGGCCAGTTACCTGCCGGCCGCAGCCAGACCAGGCCCGAGCAGCACTCGTCCTGGTTGGCCGACAGCAGGAGCTCCATCCGTTCTCCGGGGCGCAGGCAGACCTGCCGCGGCTCGACGTGGTGTGCCGCATCGAGCGCGTTGAACTCGGCGGTCAGCGCGGTGAGCAGGTCGACCGCGAGCGGGGCGACGAGTAGGTCTGGTAGGGGGGCGCTCACGCGACCCTCCGGGGGTTCGGCAGGTCAGGGGTCAGTACCATCGGCGGGGCGGCGAGCCGGCCGGGGTTCTCGGCGAGGATCAACGCATCGACTTCGGTGATGCCAGTCATGATCCTTCCGGTCTCGTCGGTGAGATCGACCGCCTGGACCTCGACGCCTTGACGGGTCAGGGTCCGGATGCGGGTGGGCAGTCGACAGTCGCCACCCTGGCAGCCTTTGGCGAGTTCGCACGCATACCGGTTGGTGGCGTGCTGTACGGCCGGGGGGATCGGCCGGCCTCGGTCGTAGACGATCTCGAACGCTGCGGACGGATCGCTGTAGTCGTGACAGGTTGGCCAGCAGGCGCCGTCGATCCGCACGAGCTGGTAGCCGTTATGGACCTCGTACGCTGCTGCTGCGATGAGGTTGCCGGCTACGGTCACGGAGACGATGCCGACCTTCGTGGTCGGCCCGTCGAGGGCGACCTCACACTTCGCCGAGCACGAACACGACGTGCCGCACGCGCTGTTGTGCCACTGGCCGTGGTCGATGTAGGCGGCCTGGTAGTCGGTGCCGAGCCCGCTCGTCTCGACGGGGTAGTCGAGGTACAGCACGTCGCCAGGCCGTACGCATGGTCGTACGGTGATTCGGCACAGCCCGTACTGTCGGCCGGTCGCGGCCCACATGATCTGGCACGCGATGGTCTCCGCGTACAGTTTCGCGTCCGGTCCGAGGCTGTCCCAGCACGTCGTGCCGCATCCACATCCCGTCACGGTCCATCCGCACGGTGCGCTCATGATCGTCAGATTACAGGTCGTTGACGGTCATGGGCCCGTACGCGGCTGTTCGCCGCGACGTACCGATCAGTGCGTCGACCCGCCACACCCGGTCGTACGGCAGGTTCGTCGCGGTCGCCGGGATGAACACCTTCGCAGTGATCGACGCGGCGGTGTGGGCGGTGATGAGGACCTGCGTCGGGTCGGCGGTGGTGAGCCGGACGACTCCGGCCGCCGTATCGGCGACGCATACCCGGTCTTTGATGACCGCTTCGACGGCGGTGACCGCGGTCAGGTCGTCTGCGGGGTCCGCCGGTGTGATCACCACGACGACGGTGACGGCCTGGCCCTGGTCGACGGTGATGGGGCTCCAGGTTGCCATTCCGGCCTCTTTCCTGATCGTCAGTGGACGGTGACCGCCGCGGTGAGCGTCTGGACGGTGACCGCCGCGGTGAGCGTCTGGACCGTGACCGCCGCGGTCAGTGCGGGCAGGACCGTCGGGCGGAGGTCTGTGACGGCTGGTGTGCCTGCCGGTGTGACCGCGGGGGCGGTCGCCACGATGGTCAGATCGGTGACCCCTGCGGTCAGGGATGCCGGTACCGCGGTGGTGTGGACGGTGCCGGGTACGGCGACGAGGTCGAGGGTCCCCGCCACGAGAGTGAGCGCCGTCGCGGTGCCTGCTGGGGAGACACCTGCGGGTGACACCGTGGCTGAGACGTCCGGGGTCACCGTTAAGAGCAGGATGTACCGGTCGAGGACCGGGTCTGTCCATGAGACGCCCGGGGTCTCCGCGGTCAGGCCTGCGTCGACCCGGGCCGCGACGAACGAGGCGGTACACGCCCCGGCCCCGCTGATCGGGTCGCCGGCGAACGGGCCGGCGGCGACCGGGGTGTACCCGGTGCTCCAGACCGGTGCCGTGGGAGCTGCACCACTGGCGGGGACTCCGTGTAACGCGGCGAACGCGATCACGAGTTCGTTTCGCGCGGCGAGGGAACCGCTGGACACCGCGGGGGTTGATGTTCCGGCGGGGGAGCCGGCCAGTTCGTACGCTGCCTGATCTGCGGGACCACAGTTGCGCCACCGCGACCACACCATCGTCGTGTTGTAGTTCCCGGTGGTCGTGACGGTGACGTCTGCCGGTTCGCCACCGGTGGCCTGGCGTCGGAAGATGTACGCGCCCATGGCGCTGACGACGCTCGGGGCTGCGGCGAACCCGGCTGGGGTGGCGACGACCGTGTCGGAGTTGACGCAGAGGACGTCGAGGTCCCCGACGGTGGGGGGACCTGCGGGGAACGTGTACAGGTAGCCGGCGCCGCCGGTCGCGAACGCGACTCCGTCGGCGGCGACGAGTTCGATGCTGGTCATGGCACCGGGAGCACGATTACACCGGATCCCCCGAAATCGATGTTGAAGGCGCCGCCGCCTCCGACCTGGTCTGACGCGTACGTCCATACCCCGATGAGCGGCTGGGACGAGGCGAGGGCCGGCGTTCTGTCGGACAGGACGACGTGACGGAACGGTCCTGCGGAAAACGCCGCCCACGCCGGTGTCAGGTCAGCGGCTCCGAGGATGACTGCGGCCCGGCCGATGCAGGACCAGACGACGCCGCCGTCAGTCACGGTCTGTCCGGCGGTGGTCGGATAGGTTGGCGCACCGGTGCCGGTCGTGCCGGCGGTGACGCACCGGTAGATCCGGTTGTTCGCCGCGGCTGGCCGGACGACTTCGCCGGTCGCGTACGCGGTCGCGTCCGCGCGGGTGACAGGCCAGGCCGACGCGGCGACGACCGTTGACGTCGCAGACGCGAGCGTTGTCCCTCCGACGGTGTACCCGTCCCCGGTCGTGAGTTCGTCGGTGAGGTCAGCGACGGTCGTGTGTGCGGTCACGTCGGGCCCGTACGCGGCGGTGTGCAGCGTCAACGTGAGGGCGTCGCCCGGCCAGTCGAGGTTTCCCCGCATGGCCGCGTCGAACACGGCGGCGTACAGGCTGAGTTGCAGCGTTGTTGTCACAGGTGTTGATCCCTCCGTGGGATGCCCCGGGCCCCACCTGCACGGTGGGGCCCGGGGTTGTTCAGGTCGCCAGGACGAGTGTCTGTGCGCCGCAGACCGGGTCCGGAGGTGCCAGGTTCACCTTGCTGATCATGTCGTGGGCAGTCGACGAGAGCGGCGTGAACAGCCGGGCGGCGTTACCGAGCCTGTCCCGCTGGATGTAGTGCGGGCCGAATCCCCACTGGTTTCCGCTACGTGTGATCCCGTCGGACAGCGTGAAGTTGACAGCACCGTTTTCGATCTTCGGTTTCCCGACGATGCCGTTGGTCAGCCAGGGAATCAGGTAGTAGCCCCAACGTCGTCCCGTGGTCGACGTCGGGCAGGATCCGGTTGCGAGGTTGGTCCAGAGTTCCAGGGCGACGTTGCCGGATGCGTATACCGCGTCGTCGGTGGTGAATCCGATGCTGATCGGCGATACCGCGTCGTCGGTGACGATCGGTGCTCCGGTCATCAAGTTGAACAGTTCGGGGTCGACCTGACAGAACTCAATGTTGATCTTCACACCGTTGAGCTGCGGAGGGGTCACCCGGTAGTAGCAGCGGGTACCGTCGGCGAGCGTCGGGCCGATTTCCTGGCCCTTCGACACGTCGTCCTCGGGTTCCACGCTGATGAATCCCTTTGTCACGACGTATCCGCCGGCACCAGCCACAGGGGCACCACACGAGTCGAGCTTCGTCGCGCGGAGCCGTATTCCCTGGAGGTAGCTATCGCACGTGGCGCTCACTTGTCTTCCTTCCTCTTTCGCGTCGGACCGCCGGCACGCGGCCTCTGGGCCGGCGGCTGCGGCTTCTCCGGTTCGGCCTGCACGGCACCCTCCGCCTGGTCCGTGACGGTCGCGTCGACGGCGCTGGTCGCGTCGAGGTACGCAGCGAGGAACCGGAGGGCGACGGCCTCGGACACGACGATGCCGCCATACCCGGTATCGATCGTCACGTCAGGTCCGACGATGTCATGAACCGCGTCGATCAATTCCCGTTCGGCGAGCCCCGGGATTTCCCTGAGGATTACTGTCATGATTGCGGCTGCCAATCGAACGCCGCCGACGCGGCCACGCAGTCATACGACACCGCGTATTCCCGTTCGGCGAGTAACGTGTACTGATTGGTGTTTCGGTTGAACGCAGACGCTCCCGGGGTGACGAACACGTCGTCGCTGCGCCAGACGGTGACCTGCCCGCTGATGTAGATCGTCCCGTCGTCCGGGTACCCGCCACCGAAAACCCACACGGTGCCCAGTTGTGTACGAAGGACTTGACCGTCGCGGACGACCAGACCGTCCTCCGTCGCGTACGCGGCGATGCGCGGTGAGGTGTGCAGGTACCCGAGGTAGCCGTACCCGGCGTCGCCAGGCGTCTGCCCGTACAACCACTGTTCCAGTTCACCCACCACTGCGGGCAGGGACGTGGTGACGGGCGGAACGAGCGGTGTTGCCCCGGCGGCGAGGATCGTGGCCATCCCGGCTTCCGCGACGGTCTGTTCGCCGTCTGTGAGTCTGCGCCTCACCCGATCTTCGAGCTGGGCCGGTGTGGTACCGGCCGACCCGCAGAGGATCGACGCGTAGGCGACGAACGATTCTCGTTCGACCGTCGCCTCGCCCGCGTCGAACTCCTTCGACGCTGCCTCCGTATGGCATACCGCGTCGTACATGTGGGCGATGCCGCATCCGACCGGCGTATAGGTCACCCCGCCTGCCAGCCCGTGCGGGGCTGGCAGGCTCAGGGGACCATTCGCGGCCGTGAGCAGCCCGTACCGCAGCCCCCGGGGTTCAGGTGGGCTGACCACCTGTGGCGGGATCATGTTGACCATGGCATCTCACCGCCTCTCCTGGTCGTAGTCACGGAGTCTGCTGCCGGTCAGGACGGGCAGCAGGCAGTGACGCCGGACGGGTCGACGTTGACGGTGTACTGCCGGGCGATCGGCCCCATCTGGAGCACGGCCCATCCGTCCTCGGCGAAGATGGCCGTGTACTCGTTCGTGGTGAGTTTCGTCGAGTCGTAGATCGTGTCCAGGGAGATGACGTCCTGGACCGCCTTGACGAACGTTCCGGCTGGGTAGACCAGGAAGTTGCAGGTCAGGGGGAACGCGGTCAGTGCCGCGGCACCACCGGGGCCGGTCGCGAGGCCGCTGAACGAGTCCTGCCAGTCGTAGACGAACCTGGGGACCGCGCGACGCTCGGCGAACCAGGCGACGATCTGGGCGTCGGTCAAGCTGACCATGTCGACGCCGTTGCGCCGGCTCCCGGCTGCACGCAGCTGGGCGAGGACCCACATCGGCAGAACGACCTCCATCGTCCCGCCGAAGCTCATGCGCGCCGAGTACTTGGCGTCGATGATCGCCAGGTCGATGCCGGCGAGGAGCGAGGAGATCGCGTCGTCACCTGACGGGTCGGCGGGGACCACGGTCGCGGCGCCGGCCGCGGTGACCATCGCACCGATGACACCCTGATTGATCTTGTGGGCGAGTGCGGTGAACGCGCCGCGGGTGAACCGGGCGACGAGTTCCGGGTACCCGCGGCGCTGGAGCAGGCCGCCGGTCAGGCAGACATAGTCGACGCCCAGGCGTACATCCGTGAATCCGGGGCAGGGGATGTCGTAGCAGTACTTGGAGGTCTCGGAGATCACCCCGGCCTCGGTGATGTGGGTCGTTCCGCTGTTGCCGATGCCTGCCCAGATCACCGAGAAGGCGGGGCCGCCGCCGGTCGGGATGTTCCACCCGCCACGGCTGGTCTGGAGTTCAGGCAGGTCGAGGATGCCGTCGAGCGTTTCCAGTTCGACGAGGTCGTACATCGTCTCCGACGGTGCACACCAGCCCGCCGCGGCGGTCAGTGCCCGCCCCGACTTCATGGCGAGCTCCATCGACTTGACGAGGCTGCCGCCCGGCAGGCGTCGCTCACTGGCCGCGTATTCGGCGACGCGCATGCCGTTGGTGTCGTCCGCACGCAGCTCGATCGGGAACGACCGGCGCAGCTGCACCGCACCGTGGCGGGCGTAGGAGCGCATTTCCAGCAGCCGGCCGTCCTCGGAGTACGCCGAGACCGGCCGTCGGTCGCCGATCTGCTGGGCCGTACCGGCGCCCATCGCCGGGTACTGGTCGAGTCGCGCGGCCAGGGCGCGGGCGGCGTCGTCGAAGCTGGCCAGGGCGGCTCCGGTCGAGAACCCGGGCACGTCGGCAGCCGCGGACATGGTCGCCCACGCGGACCGGTCGGGCAGGTCGAGGGCCGGGGTAGTACCTGCGCGGCGGGCGGCGACGTCGCGGACCGTGGGAGTCCGGCGTCCGGTCGCGGCGGTCACGGTCGCCGGCTCCGGGACCGGGTCGACGGTGGGCTCGACGGTCGGCTCCACCGCGGCGGTGGTCGCGGCGGCCAGTTCGCCGGCGAGGCTCGCGGCTTCCGCGGCGCGGTCGGCGCGGTCGCCGATTTCGGTGGTGACGGACACGGCCAGGTCGCGAAGGGCCCGCAGTGTCTCCAGGGTCTCGGCGGTGGCCGGAACGCCGTCGCCGATCAGGCCGGCGGAGAACTCGCGGATCTGGCCGAGCAGCGCGGTGAGAACGTCGTCGGAGGCAGTCGTCAGGTCCGGGACGTCGAACGGGAATTCCATCGTGTGTCCTTGGGTCGGATACGCCCAGCCGGACCGCGGCGGCACTGGTACGTCGCGTCAACCGGTCGGGCGGACCGCAGCTGCCCCGACCGCAGAAGTTGATCGCTGGTGGGCACCGTAACACGCGAGGGTCACGGGTAGGCTGTGACTCGCCACGAGGCCGGAGGCCAGCACCTTAGGGGTTGGGTGCTGGCCTCCGTGCGTACGTCTCGGGAGGGGACGTCTCAACCCAGTTCCGCGAGGGCTCTGCGGGCCTCGTCGACGATGGGTGCCATCAGGGATGTGTGGACCGCCTTGCGGTAGCGCATGAATAGGTCGAGCCCTTCGTGTGAGCCGATGCCTGGGCTTATCCGCGGCATCGGCGGATGCCACAGGTGGTATAGGGACGAAGGCGACCGCCACGGGCCGCCTGCGAGAACGTACAGCGCTCGCGCCCATGACAGGTCTTCCTGCCCCCACCCTTCGAACCTGGGATCGATCGGTATCGTCCGGGCGGTGCCGATGGGTAGTACGACCATGCCGCCGCCCGGTTGGCCTACGTACCGGTCCGCCAGTGATGACGTCGGTACGGGCTCGTCTGGCAGGCGCCTGTCGGCGTACACCTGCGTCGTGGCGAGCGGGGACAGGCGTAGGACGGTACGGAATGGTGCAGCCCAGGCGTAGCCCTGCTCGACCGCCACGACGGCGAGGTTGACGCCGGGCACGATCACGTCGGCGTCGCTGATCACGACGTGTGTGGTGTCGACCTCGTCGAGGGCGCGGTCGACCGCGCATCCTTTGCGCCACTGCGTGTCCGGCTGGTGGGTGCCCAGCACGATCGGATACCGCGGGTGGTGCGTCGTCCACCAGTCGACGACGTATTCGAGCGCTGCCTCCCGGTGTGGGCAGCCGGGCCTCCAGGGGATGACGACGGTGACGCTCATACCTGCCACCGCAGGTAGGGGGCAGGGTCCCTGACGAGACCATGGTCGTCTGGGTTCTGGTACCAGTAGTGCTCCTGGAAGACCAGTGCGAGTACCGACGGGCCGCCCGCGTCGAGGAGCTTGCCCCATGCGCGCCAGTGCGCGCCCTGGTCCTCGGGGAGGTCGGTCGCGGCGTACGCGGCAGCGCCTTGTCGGACCTTCGATATGAACTGGTCCGCAGACCGGATCATGAAGTGACGGATCTCGATACCGATGTCGGTGGTGCCGGGCGCTGGGAGGTCGACGCCGTGGTTGCCCTGGTGAATGACCGCCCCTTCCTGGTAGCGGAACGCGATTTTCGGTAGTGCGCCTGGGGTACGCGCCCGCCACACCATGGACCGGAACGGGTCGTCGCTCAACTCATCGAGCGACGTGCGGTAGTGATTGGTCAGGGATGCCGTGCAGGCCGTGACCGTGTCCGGGTATGCGGCGAGCACGTCGCGGAGCCGGCCGCTTGGGTGGTACCACAGTTCGTCGGCGTCGAACGGCACGATCCACGTTGCGCCTCTCCTGTGCGCCTGTGCGGCGAGGCGGCTCATTTTGATCGACTGGTAGTACGCCGGGTCGCCGTCGTCGACGATCGTCATCGGAATCGTCGACTCCATCGACGCCAGGATCTCGCGGGTTCCGTCCGTCGAACCGTTGTCGAGGACGATGATGTCGTCGACCTCGTCTGCCATGTGTTCGAGGACGCCGGTAATGACGTCACGTTCGTTCTTGACCATGGTGATACCGACCGTGCCCATGTCAGTGCCTCCTGGCGTTGTAGAGCACCGGGTGTACCAGCGGCCACACCGGGGCGAGTGGGGTGTCGAACAGGGCAGGGTACCGGTCTGGTACGCAAGTTGCGACGAGGATGTTCTGCGCATACCAATTTTCGATATGTGGATTCTCCCAGAACCGGAACCGTAATGCCCCCGAGCAGACGTAGCCGTGGCAGGCGAACGTGTTTTTCCAGTATTCCGGCCACTGCTCGTTTACGTGGCCGTGGCCGCCCTGTCCCGGAATCGCGGCGCTGAATACCACGGTCGGGGCGAGCCGGCACAGGTCTCCGACGAACGAGTTCGCCCGGTGCGGGGGCAGGTGCTCGGCGACTTCTAGGGATACCGCGAGGTCGAACGTACCGAGATCGTCGGGGAGCGCCTGGTCGAGGTCGACGCGGCGGAACGGGATGTTCGTCAGTGAGACGTCGGCGTCCCGGTCGACGCCGAGTACACGGCAGCCGTGCCCTGCGGCGAACTGACGTGCCCACCAGCCTTCGCCGCAGCCAACGTCAACGACCGTGGCGGGGTGTCCGAGTTCCTCGCAGAGCACGGGTACGACATGCTCGGCCGAGGTGATGATCCCCTGACGGATCACGTCGAAGAATCCTCGAGTATATTCGGCCATCAGTATCCCGTTCCGAGTCTGTTGATACCGATGTGCTCGACCATCGGTGGGCAGGCGTGCCCGCCCCAGTAGCCGAATCCGATTTTGTCGCCTTCGATATCCAGGTGTCCGGCCACTAGCAGCCGGTGAGTGAATCGTCCTTCGCTGCGCTCGCCCTTTGGCCACGGTTTCGTGCACAGCGACCGGTGGAACAGCGACGGGTTTGTGGTGAAGAACAGCCGGTGCCGCAGGTACGTGTGACCGTTGTGGGAACGCTCCTCGTATGCCTCGGGATGCATCTCGACCACGCCGCCCGCGGCGTGTTCCGGCGGCGCCCACGGCTGTCGACGCAACGCCATCTGGACCAGTGTCGGATCGTGTTCGAGCACGGACGCCATGGCGACGAGGTCGACGGGGCGCTCGAATACGAAATCCTGCTCGACATGGAACACCCATCGGCACGATGACCTGGTGGCGAGAGTGGACCAGGCGTGACGCATGGCTCCGCTGAATCCGCGGCGGGGCCCGTCGCCGAACAAGGTGAAGCCGGGGTAGCGGGTCGACAGGTCAGCACGTTGGACGGGGTCGCCGGTGTCGTCGTGCATCCACATTTCGCGGATCGGGCCTCGGAGGTTATGGAGACTGGCCATGCAGCGACGAAGATAGTCGTCACGGCCGTCCGTCATGATCAGTAATGCTATTCCCACGGGTGCTCCTGCGGCTGGTCGTCGGTATGGTCAGCGCGATCAGTTCGGTGCGGCCGCGAGGTTCCGGTGGGCGGGCAGGCCGGCCCCGGGATGGTTCGTCACGACGGTTGCCTTTCTGGTCAGGGCATGGGCAGGTTGTAGGCCGCGGCGATGGCACGATGGGCTTCGAGCCGTGCAGCGCCGACGACAGAACGGTTGCGGCTGTTGCGGCGTACGTGGGCACGGTAGATCGCCCAGGGGATCGCCTCGACGCTCGCCCCTGCCTGCCAGCAGCGGGCCCACATCGCCCAGTCTTCCGACCAGTCGAATGGGTGCCAGCCACCGACCTCGCGGAGCATGCTGGTCCGCGCGCACGCGCCGATCACCAGCCAGTTGCCGTACGGCAGGCAGTCACCGGTGCAGGCATGCGTATGCCCGGCGACCTTCGGCACGTACGGCCGTTGTGCCCGCCCACCCGGCATCACGTACCGCACGGCGGGGGCCCGGAGGTCACAGGTGCCGGTGGCCATTGCGGTCACGTAGGCAGGTTCGAGTTCGTCGTCGGCGTCGAGGTAGATCACCCATTCGGTCTCGACCTGGTCGAGGACTGCGTTGCGGGCCTGGTCGAGGCTGGTGCCGTGGTGGTACACGACCGGTACGCCGAGGCCTTCGGCGGAGGGGATGGCGCGACGTTCGGCGAGGACGGTCCAGGCCGGGTCGCCGTAGGTGGCGATGCCGATGGTCACGTCCACAGGTGCCTCCGTCTGCGGTAGATCCTGACGCCCCGAGCCATCCGGGAACGTTGAGCCGCGTACAGAGGGTCGTTTTCGCCTTTGCCCCAATTCGGGTGAAGGTGCTCGACGATGCTGTCGGTCGCCGCGGTGAAGGCACCGCGGTGCTTCGCGGTCTCGACGAACTCGTCGTCGACGTACTCGTGCCAGTACATCTCGCACAGCACCCGGTCTGGCTGGTCGATCGTGCCGTACTGGTTGACGTACTCGCGGGTCACGAGCGAGTGGGTCGAATGCTCGCCCTTGATGACGCGGGGGCTGCCGAGATCGTTGGTTCCGACGACGCCGGCGGTTCCGTCGAGGTGGGCGACGGCGGCCTCGTACCAGCCCGGGTGGAAGGTCAGGTCGGATGCTCCGAGGAACAGGAGCGGCTCTCTGGTGTGCCTGTACCCGGTGTTGATCTTTCTGGCGTAGTCGCCGATCGGGTTGTACTGGACCGTGATCCGTTCGACCTGCGCCCGGTCGATCTCTGCGTGGACGGCGTGATCGTCGGGGCTCACGGCGAACAGCACCCGTGGGTCCGGGGTGGTGCTGTAGATCGATTCGAGGAGGGGTCTCACGTGGTGGGGCCGCCCGAGCATGGGCACGATGATGACGAGGCTGTTCAAGGGCTCTCCCGGTCGGTGGCTGGTCGGTCAGTTTTTCGTGTACGTCGATCCGGGGTGTGTGGCGACGTAGAGTCTCGCGGCGATCTCGCTTGCCTTGATCACCATCGTGCCGTCCGTGGCGGTGATGGTGTAGGTGCCTGCGGTCGGGCCGGTGGTGGACCCGCCTGTGGTGTCCGCGGTGTCGCCTGACCCGCGGCTGCCGGTTACTCGCCGTCCGCAGCACATCAGACCGTCACGTCCTCGATGAGCGGACGGCTCGTGAGGGGTCCGACGAGACGTTCGAGGTCCGCGACGACGGGCCCGGCGAGGGCGGTATTGATCTCCGAGAGCACTTCGGCGAGGGCGTCGTCGAGCGGGGTGACCGTCAACGAGCATGTCGTGACGGTCACGACGTGCTCGTTGACGGTCGCCGCCGTCGGGTCGACGGGCTGGTTCAGGTCGGGCGTGGTCGCGGCGGGGAATGTGTCGGCGATGCGGGCCATCACCTTGTCTGCTACCAGACTCGCCCACCGGTCGAGGTCGGGGTCCCCCGCCGCAGGTTCGCCGCCCGTGGGAGGCACGGGGCAGGCCGCGGTGAGCGACGCCATCCTGCCTGCGACCTGCCGGGCCCGGGGCAGGGGGAATCCGGGCTTCTCGCGGGCCAGGACCAGGACCTCGACGAGGGACAGACCACCGCCAACGTCGCGCCAGTCTCCGGAGACTTTGCGCCGGCTGAGCGTGCGGAGGTCGTCAACGGTGGCAGCCGGGTCGACGACACCGTTGATCACGATGGCGTTGTTGTCGGGGTCCTCGAAGGCCTTCACCCATGCGACCGTGGCGAGCTGGTCGTGGTGGGCCATCGCCGCGGCGGCCGAGAGGTTGTTGCAGGCGTGGTTGTCGTTGCCGCGGCAGCAGGCGCACCGTGCGTGCTGGCCGTGTCCGACGGTGAGCCGTCCGACGTGGTCGTACGTGCCTGGTCGGATCTCGAACAGGTACCTGTTGAAATGCGGGTACCCGGCTTCGTCGATGGGGGCGGTCATGCACACGTCGGTGAAGCCGCGGTGGCAGACGTCGTGGGTGGCGATGTGCCCGAACACGTGTCCGTCGTCGGTGACGGTGATCGGGGTGACGGCGGTGAGGACCGGCCGCTCGAACCACTCTGCCGGGTAGGCCGGCGCCGCGGCGGTCAGCGCGGCGTATCGTTCGTCCGCGCTGGGGTGGGCGATCGACGCCTCCCACGGCACGGCGATGGTGTCGTCGTCGAACTCGGCGGCCATGCGCTGGTACAGGCTCTCGACGACACCACGCATCGCGTCCTGGTCTGCGTCGGGGATCTTCGTCCCTCCCCGGCTGCCTTCGAGTACCGCGGCGACGGCGAACACCGCGGCGGGGACGATGGTCGGCTCGTCGTTGACGATGTCGACGATGCCGAACCCGTACGCTCCCTGACTCTCCGGGTCGGCGTCGCTGTCCTGGTAGAGGAATCCGGCCGCGTAGCAGGCGATGTCCATCGCGTCGTCGGCGGTGCAGTGTTCGGCCAGGCGTGCCGCTGCTGCGGCGCCGTCCCAGGTCGCGTCCCGCGCGGCCAGGGGCATGGATTCCCAGCCCTTCGACCGCACCGCCGCGGTCAGGGCCATTTCCGGGGCGTTCATGAGTTCGAACGGCCGGCACTGGGCGAACGCCGGGATGGCGACGAGTGTCGCTGCGGCGATCTCGTACTCGGTGAACAGGATCTCGATCCGAAGCTCCTCGCCGGATGTCTCGGCGGCCCACCACAGTGCTTCGAACGCTTCGTCGGTCAGCGGCTCTTCGCTGCCTTCCTCGACCATGATTGCGGACGCGGCGCCGGCGTCAACGCTCGGACCGATCACGCCTTTCGACGTGAGGAGCAGTGCCTCGCAGACGTCTTCCGCGAGCCGGGGCAGCCGTTCGGGGTCGGCGTCGTCGAACAGCTCGCCGGCGCCCCAGGCGCCGACGGTGTCGTCGTCCATGCCCTTGGCCGCATCGGCGGAGATCCAGTCGTTCGCGATCGCGTCGCGAACGGTTGCGATGTTGACCGTGTCGAACGACCCGACGATGACGGATGCGTCGTGGCCGGTTTCGTCGGTGCGCTGCCACTTCAGCGGCAGCGGGAGTTCTCTGGCGGTGACACCGGTCACCTTGAATCTGCGGCCGTCGCCTGTCGAGATGCCGAGCGGGACGAGCAAGCCCCGCCACCTGGTTCCCATCTTGCGGGCCCCTTTCTACTTGACCATCTGTCGGTGGGTGAGGTCGACGTCCTCGCCCGGTTCCATAAGCAGGGTGGTACACCGGCACTGGATGATTTCCCTGCCTGGCCCGAGCGGATCGCCTGGCCGGCGGAGCATCGAACCGCCGACGCGGAACGACTGTCCGACCGGTACGCGCTGGCCGTCCGCCGCCCGGTGGGTCGGGCGCGTGCGTCGATCGAGGGTGGCCAACCACTGCTGCTCGAACGGCTGGTCCAATTCCTCGGCGACGGCCTCGAACGCGTCCGCGCGGCCGGCGTTGAGTGCACCGATGGTCTCCGTACGGGCGATCACCGTTGCCCGGTTCGACCACCTTGGGGTGGCGGTGGTGTCGAGGACTTCCTCCACATCGGCGGCGATCTCCGGTATCGAACTGCCTGCGGAGGCACCCCGTGCGATCGTCGAGGAGATCACGGAGTGGACCTCGTCGGGGACCCGCACGAGCCGGTTGGTCACGCTGGACAGGTGGTCGACGACGGCCGGGCGCTGGTCGAAGCGGTACCCGCCGCCCAGAAGTTCGCGGTACGCGGTGCTGACGGCGTCGCGGATGGGCCCGTCGACGACCTCCTTGATCGCCGTTGCCCATCGCGGGTTGTGGGCGTAGATCGCGATCGGGTCGGGCCGGATCGTGTCGAGGACGCCTCTGCGTACGGCGACGATCCATTCGGACAGGGCAGACCAGACCTCAGCTCGGATGGCCTGTTCTGCCGCAACAATCTCGACCGCGGCGGCCAGGCGCTCGGGCAGCCATGGGTCGACGCCGTCTCCGTCCCATGCGGGGAGCTGCTCCGGTGTCGTCATGTCGCGACCGCCCCGTCGTCGGTGATGAGCCATACGTCGCCGTCGGCGAAGAGATACCGGGCGTCGTGGATCTGCATCATGAGCCTGGCGTCGTCGGGGTTGTCCGGGTACAGGATCCCGCCGTCCGGGCAGACCATGGCGTTCCGGTGCAGGGCTGCCACCGTCGGGCAGTCGATTCGGTGCGGCGGTGGCTGCCCGCACTGGCAGACCATGTCGACCGTGGTACTCATGCGGCCACGGCCGTGGGGTGTCGCAGGCGTCGGAGGACGTCGGGCGAGGCGAGGAGGTCGGCGAGTATGCCGTCGTCGTGGGCCATGCCTCGGGTCAGGAGCATGGCTGCGTACTCGGTCAGCAGCTCGGCGAACGCGTCGGGGTCTATGCGGAGCTGGTCGACGACGCCGTCGTCGAGGTCGGTCCAGGCGCCGGCGAGAAGGGCAGGTACCCGGTCGGCGGGGACCGGCCCGTACCGGGTGTGGAGTTGGTAGCGGGCGACGTTCGGGTACCGGTCACGGTCTCGGTGGGGTACCAGTCGGGACCCTGCGAGTTTCAGCGCGGTCCGGATGGCGAGCCGGGCGGTGGCGACCAGGGCCAGGGATGCGGGGCTGTCTCCCTGGTCTCCGGGTGGGTCGGCACGGTCGGGTTGTGTCGCGGGCGGCCCGTTCTCCTCCGGTGCCGGTGCTGGTGGCAGTTGGTTGGGCTGGCCGGGTTGGGTGTCGGCGGTGTCGGCGGTGCCGGTGAGGGCTGGGAGTCCGACGAGGGCTCGGATACCGGGGTCTGCGAGGGCAATCTGCGGGGCGGCGACGAGGATCTTCTCCGCGAGCCGGCGTGCCCGTTCGTCGTCGTCTGGTGCGTCCTCTTCTCCCCACGCGCCCGCGGTCCGTGCTGCCTCGTCGGAGAGCAGCAAACGGTCGTGGCCGGTGATGGCGTCCGCGGACCGGTTGGGCCGGACAGTGAGTGACGAATAGTCGAACGCGTAGGTGTATGCGTTCGGGTCACGTCCGAGCGCTTCCAGTGCTGGGGCCAGGTAGCCGATGGTGAGGGCCGCGGCGATGCGCAGCAGGATCGGCTTGATCTGCGTGTTGATCGCATCGTCCGAGACCGCCCACGCCGACCAATGGTTCGAGGAGCCGAGTCCCATGAGGACTTCGGGGGGTATGTCAAGGGCACGTGCCAGCGATTCGACCGCCTCTTTACGGAGGGGGAGGATCTGTTCAGACAGCGGCGACCAAAACGTGATATGCCTGATTTTGTCGAGTAGGTCTGCCTGCCCCGAGATGATGATCGGGACCATCGCCTCCGCGGTCGACCGGTCCCGTAGGGATGCGGCCATGGCGCGTTGGAGGACGGCCTGGAACCCGGCGTGTCCTGGCGGGTCGTCCTGACCGCGGGGTAGGTCAAGCCCGTCAGGTAGTGCCAGCAGACCGGCTCCTGCGAGCCGGCTGTCGAGTTCGGCGAACTCCCGCTTCCGAAGTGCCTCGATCTCGCGGAGATCGGGGATGGCTGACCTGGTCGGCGAGTCTGGTTCGCTGGTGCGTCGAGGGTGCGGAGTCCAGCACCGGATCAGTAGGTCGGTGCCGTCGCGGTACTGGAACACCCCTCCGCCCAGGTGCGGTGGTCGGGCGATGGTGATCCGGTCGCCTTGCCGGCGGATCTCGCCGCCGGTGACCACCCACCAGTAGTCCTCGCCGTCGAGGCCAGCATCGCTCTCCGCGACGATGTACGCCTCGCCGGGCACGAACAGGTCGATGCCGAGCAGTCGCAGGGCTTCGGCCTTCGAGGCACCGACACCGAGGGGCCCTGCGGCGAGCGCGGCGAGCTGCTCGTCGTCGGTCACTTCTTTGCCTGCGTCGCCGTCGGGGTTGACCTCGGCGACGTACAGGCGGCAGCTGGAGATCGAGGATCCCAGCCAGTTGGACACGAACCGCAGGGGTCCGGTGATGTCGTAGAGCCGCCAGGCGTCGGCCTGCCAGGCGCGGTCGCCGAACCTGTAGTTCTTCCACGCGGCGCCGTCGAGGTTCACGGAACTGACCGCCGCCGTTAGCGCGGTCGACCGCAGGCCGGGGGGTGCCGCGGGTGGTCTGTCGACCGTCGTCAGTTCGGCAGGCGGCTCTGTCGGGACAGGAGTCTCGGGTGGCGTGTTGACTGCTGCTCTGCGCGTGCGGCGGCCCAGGACCCCCATGGCTCACTCCCGTCCGAGGCTGTTGACCATGCCGACGATCTGACTTGCCGCAAGGGCGAGCATCGGGATCGACACGGCGGGGTTGTCGTACCAGTGGTAGACGATCGGCGCGGTTCCGGCCGCGACCCATACCGATGCGCACCACTGGCAGCCGTCCGCCCGGTCGTCGGCGCCACCGGTGAGATAGACGATCCACCGGTGGGTGCGACGGTGGGCGTCGAACCTACTGACGAGCTTTTCCCGGGCGGGCCGGGTGATCTCGTCGACGGTGACCAGACCGGTCAGGCGTGCCGCGGCCAGGACGTAGAGCGCGATGATCAGAACCGGCGGCATGTGGTGATCATAGGCGGTCATGTGACGTAGTTGTCGTGGTTCTGTGGTAAGGCGCGGACGCCAGGACGCCCGGACCGCTGGTGTCCGGGCGTCCTGGCGTCCTCGGCCTTACACCGGTCGCCTCGGCGCGTGCAGGTGCGTCGACCTCATACTCGCGATCATGATACCTGGGTAGTGGCTCAGTCGGTGCGGGACGCCTCGATGGCTGCCAGGACCTGGTCGACTGTCCAGCCCTCGACGAGTTTCATCGCGGCGTTCTCGCGGCAGTTGTCGCAGGCGCGGGCCGCTGTCCGGCCGTCTTGGCTGACCGAGAGGTAGCCGCACACGAGCGGGTCTGCGAGTGCCTGGTCGATGACTGTTGGTAGGTCAACGGCCACGGTTGATCTCCTCTTGGGCGAGGTCGAGTGCTGCGCGCAGCCACGCGACCGAGCCGTTGCCGTCCCGGTTGAGGGCCACGAACCTGGCGACGATGTCGGTCAGCAGGTCTGGACCGGCCCGGTCCGCGATGGCCAGCAGTTCCGTGATGAGCGCCGCGGCTCCGTCGGGGCCGAACGCATACCCGACCTGGACCTGCCTGGTCGTCTGGTTCACCCTGCCACCGAGCGTCATATAGATCATCTGCCCGTTGATTCGGCCGTCGCGGACGCCGTCGACGATGCAGACCGTAGCGTCGCCGAGCATGACGCAGTCGGTCATGTCGAGCACCACTGCGCCCGCATCGTGTGGTCCCCCGGGGCCGGTGATGGCACCGCCGAGCGTGCGGGGGTCGGCGTTGCCCGTGGGTTGGACTTGACGGTACAGATGGTCGAACGGACCTGGTCGACGACGGGGCCTGTTACTCATAACGATGATCTCCTATACCGGTGGTTGTCGTTTTCGGCTTCGATTCTGTACCGATGGTATCGCTTTATCCGAGGGGTCCGAACGCGCCCGTCGAGAACCCGCCACCGCCCAGTGCACCACCGCGGTCGAGCGGGGTCGACGCGGTGACCGGCATCGACCCGGACGGGGCTGGCGCCGCCTGCCCCTCGCTGGCCCGCGGAACGGTCAACAGTGCGTAGGCCAGGTACACCGACGCGTCGAGCCGGCCGGGGGAGTCCTTACTGTCCGCCTGCCAGGTCGCCCACTCCTCTTCGAGTTCCGGCAGGTACGCGGCAGTGCGGATGCGGTCGACTTTCCACTGCTGCCCGACCGGGTCGGCACGCAGGCGTTTGTTCTTACGGGCCCGGACGGCTGCAACCATCGGGCACAGGCGGTAGAACGTTGCCTCGTCGCGGTACCGCGGGTCGTTCGGGTCGCCGCCGTACTCGTCGAGTTCTTCACGACGGAGCTTGTCCCAGGCGGTACGGATGGTCAGGGTGGCCATGTCGCCGCCGAAGTTTACCTCGACGATGATCCGGTCGGCGTCGGTCGCGACCGCGAGCCGGCACGCCTTTTCCGCCCATTCGTCGGAGGCCATGACCCCTGACCAGTCGTGGGTGTAGTAGAGGCGTCCGTCGCTGCCCCGGTAGCCGGCGATGATGCCGGCGACGTCCCGGCCGCCGCCTGACGGGTCGACGGCGACCGCGGCCTTCACCGGGCTGGTGTCGCATGGCGATGACTCGGCGCCTTCGGCCCAGCATCGCCGTGCACGGAGGGTCGACCGTTCGAGGATCGCACCCTCGGCTGGCTGGGCGTCGAGTTGGTACAGGGCCGACCAGTCCTGCACGGTCGACGATGACCTCTTGTCCTCCCAGTGGGCGAGGGCCGCGGCAACGTCCCTGACCGGGATCTTCGGGTGTGGCAGCGGCGCACCGTAGGTGCGACCGAGCGGGTCGCGGTCGGGGTGGGTGCACAGGGCAGGCATGTCGACGACGAGCCACCGGCCGCCGTCTTCGATACGTCCTTGATCGGCGATGACCCGTGCGCCGAGGTCGTCAGGGTGCCAGGGCGTCATGACCATGATGACCGGGGCGCGGGGGGACAACCGGGAGATCACGTCCGCGGAAAGCCATTTGTATGCCCGGTCCCGGTACCGGAGGTTGTCCGCCTCCTCCCGGGACTTGTGGGGGTCGTCGATGAACGCAATGTCGCCGGGTGAGCCGGTCACGCCGGAGCCGATACCGACGCTCTTGACACCGCCTCCGGAGACGAGGCGCCAGTCGTCGACACGTTCGGAGCCGCGTTCGAATCGCAGCCCGTACCGGTGCCCGGATTCTTCGATCATCTTTTTGACGTCGCGGCCCCGGTCGACGGCCAGATCTGAGTTGTACGAGCCGATGATGACCCGGTCGCTCGGGTGGTTCGCGAGCCACCAGACAGCGGCCCCGACGACGGCCGTGACGGTCTTGCCGGTCTGCGGTGGTACGCGGATCAGCACCCGGTCGACCCGCCGGTCGGGGTCCATGACCCTGGCCACGGCCGCGGCGATGATCCGCAGGTGGGGGCGGAGCCGGTAGCCGAGCATCACTCGACGCATGAGGGTGGACGGGTCGCCAAGGGCTGCGATGTCTTCGAGGCGTTCGAGTTCCCTCGCCTGGCTGAGCAGTTCCCGGTCGGTCATGGTCGACAGCGGGCGGAGGGCCCCGGTCATGGTCTTCCCCCCTCCCCTGTCGGCGGCCGACCTCCTCCGGTTACAGGCCGGCTACGGCGTTGAACTCGGCCCGGTACGGGTCGCGCAGGAGCTCTCCACGGTGCAGCGTGGTGACCATGGCCGCGGCTGGTCCGGTCGCAGCGCCGCGGAGAGCCATGCAGGTGTGGGTTGATCGGATCGACACCGCAGCACCCGCGGCGTTGAGACCGGACATCAGCGCGTCAACGAGCTGGGTACCCAGCGCCTCCTGGAGTTGTGGCCGGCGGGCCAGCTCGTGCAGTGCCCTGGCCACCTTGGAGAGTCCGACGACCCGGCCGCCCGGCTTCGGGAGGTAGCCGACGGTGGCGTGGCCCCAGAACGGCAGCATGTGATGCTCGCACAGGCTGACGAACGGGATATCGGTCACGGTGATCAGCTGTGGATCGTCGCCAACGGGGTCGAATTGGACGGCCAGGTGCTCGGCCGGGTCACCGCCGCGGGTCATCTCGACCAGAGCCCGTACGTACCGCATGGGGGTACGGGCGTCGCCGGTAACGCCGAGGACTGCGAGCATCGCCGCGTAGTGCGAGGCTGCCTCGTCGAGGTCGCAGGACGTGGACACGCTACCGCCCTTTCGCCTGACCTGGCCACAGCAGGACGTGGAGTCGGGTGGTAACGGTCCCGGAGTGCGGCCCAGTTGCGGAACGACTTGACGGGGTCGCCGATGACGTCGAGGGACGCAACCCAGCACAGGTGATCCCACCAGGTGCGGCACCAGCCTGCGTACGCGTCGAGGGCGATCGTCCCACCCAGCGACCAGGCCGAGAACGCCCCGGAATCGCCGATGATCTGCCAGCAGTCTGCACGCACGAGCCTCGCCATGGCCTCGTCTTTGAAGTAGTAGTACGACGCGAGGACGTCGATCGGGTAGTCGAGTGACACGAACGGGGCGGTCACCCGTGTTCCGACTCCAGTAGCCGGCCGAACGCCTCGTGCTCGTCGAGTCCGGATGCTTCGAGGTACGACTGCCACGCGGCGCGTACTTCCGGGGGTACGGCAAACCTGATGATGGGCCAGGTGTCGGACGGGTCGGGGTCGCCCAGCTCGTCTGCCAGGTCATCGAGGCTCGGCGGGGTGTTGGCTCGGATCAGGTCGTCGAGGGCGTCCTGGTCGAACGCGACGATGTCACGGAGGTCATCCGGGACGTCCTCGAGGAGCTTGCTCAGCCCGACGTGGTCCCAGCCGGCGACGCTGGGATGGTGGTTGTCGATCACGAGGACGGCTTTCGCCTGCGCGTCGGAGCGCGAGGACCAGCCGACCTGTACCGGGGCCAACCATCGGCCCTCGGCGTCGACGAGGATGCCGTCGGGCGGTGTCTCGCCCTTGTCCAGCCGGTCACGGAGGTTGTGCAGCCGGCCGTGCCCGGCCACGAGCCGGCCCGTACGGTCGTCGCGGATCATCGAGTCGAACAGGCCGAACTCGTCGATGCTGGTGCCGATGCGCCGGTCGTCGTGCAGCTTGGGGTTGAACTCGGCTTCGACGATCTCGGAGACTGGCACGTACTCGATTTTCAGCTCGGGCATCGGTACGTCCCTTTCGTTGTCGTGGCTGTTCCCGGATGGCGTCGGGGAACGCCTCAGGCGTTCCCCATGCTGCACCGCTGGTCAGGTGGCGGGCCCTTGCTCGTGACGGTCGTACGGCGGTTGTGGTGGTCCGGCCTCGTCGCTGTGATCGTTGACGGTGGGCTGTCCGTACCCGCCGTTGTACGGTGGCCAGCTCTGCGGGGCAGCGGTCGGCGGCGGCCAGGCGGCGGTGGGGGCGGGGGCGATACCGGTCACCCTGCCGTACGTGTCGAGTGGGAGGGGCATGGAGGCGCCGCCGGCCGGTCCCGATGTCGGGGCCGTTCCGGTGACCGTCTGCTGTCGGGGCGGGCTGCTCACGGGGTGCTTGGCGCGCGAGAGCCACGCGTACGCTCCGGCGAACAGCGCCCATCCGGTCACGACGAGTGACAGCAGGTCTCGCTGCTGCGCGTCAGACAGGGGCACTCCGAAGTCGACCAGGACGGTCAGGAAAACGCCGCAGAACGCGGCGATCAGGTGCCCGATCATCTGGCCGTCGTTGCCTGGCCCGCCGTTCTGGGGCGGGGTCGGTGAAGTGTTGGTACTCACGATGTCTCCCGGCTGCCCAGCGCGGTCGGACCGTCGTCACGACACTCCCAACGGTACCGGGTGTGATCATGACTGGTTCGGTCAGTCGTCATCATCATCGCTCGCGGTACCGGCGCGGCGGGCAAGCTCCGCGGCGATCTCGGCGAGTCGGGCCCTTCGCTCCTCACCGCTCAGGTTGGTCAGGTCCTCGGTCTGTACTGGTCCGCCGGTCGGGCCGGTGACGGCAACGTGCTCCTTCGGCAGGGCGAGGGTGGTGCGTTCAAGGTCGGTCGCGAGCTTGACCAGGCGCACGACGTCGCCTGCGTCAAGGAGGTGGGTCGGAATCTGCTTGAGCGCTGAAATCGCGGTCGAGAGCAGAGCACCAGCGACCTTGCGGTGGCGTTCGACCATGTCGCGACGGTCGGTGATGAGCTGTTGCCGTTGGGTGTTGTCCTGGTCGAGGTCGTACGCTTCGGCGCGTTCGGTCCACCGTCGTTCCCAGGCGATCTGCTGGAGGGTACGGTGCGCAACGGTGTCGCCCTTGCTGTTCAGTGCTCGTACGCACATCTTCAGCGTTCGTACGCGGCCGAGGTCGAGGTATACGGTCAGCCGGCCGAACTGGCGGGCGGTTTCGCCTGGTTGACGCTCCCAGGGGTCTAAGGTCGCGTCGAGGGTGATGGGGCCTCTGGTCATGGGCGGGTGATGGTCTCTCGCGTGGCTGGTCTACGGGTGCGGGGTCAGTCGCCGGCGGACTGCGCGGCGGTCAGGCCGGCGACGAGGTTTCGCAGGTCGGCGACGGTCGAGTTCGTGTCTCGGATCGCGTCGGCGAGTTCGCCGGTGAGGCGGACGGCCTGGCCGATGTCGTAGCCGTAGTGGTCGAGGTCGTTTTCCGGGCGGATCTTTCCGTTGTCTGCGAGGCCGCCGAGGGCCCTGGTCTTCGCCAGTGCGGTCTCGTTCGGGATGTGGTAGCGGGTGATTCCGTTGGCGCGCCAGACTTCGGGGTGGCCGGGTCGTTGGATCAGGATGTCGGGCATCGGTTGGTCTCCCATGAATGCTGATACGCGGGCGAGCAGGATGTCCCAGGGGAAGTCTGGGCCGGGGTCGGTGTGGTCGCCTTCGCCGAATGCGGCAGTGATGTCGTCGTGGCCGGCGAAGCCGTATGCGCCGGCTCTGAGTTGGTCGGCGCGGAGCCTGCGGGTGGGTATGACGTACTTGCTGGCGTCGCGGGCCATCTGGCGTGCGGCGATGGTGATCGTGGCGTCCGAGGCGGGGTCGAGCCACTGTTCTCGGGTCTGTCTGGTGCCGCAGAGTTCGTAGTGGATGCCGATGTGGTTCCCGGTTGGGTAGGCGGTGTGCGCCATGTCCGTGGTGCGTACGCACTGGACGATGGAGTTCTGGTCGGCGTAGTAGTGCGCGCTGGTCTGGTCGGTCCGGCGCTGGTCGTAGGCTGCACCGTCTTCGGCTGAGGACGGGCCTTCGGAGCCGGCGGTGTGGTGGGCGACGATCACGCGGGGGACGTTCGCCCAGTTGCCTCGTCCCTGGGTGTATGACCGGGGTGGCGTCCATGGCAGGTCTGGGTATTCGGGCGATTGTGTCATGGTGTGTCCGTCATGTGGTGTCCCTCCGGTTGTTTGATCATCGTAGCTTCGAGGATCACGGCGTCTGGTTTGTTCGGTCCGCCGGTCGGTTGGCGTTGATCGTCCGTGTGGTTCGCTTCCGTGTGGTGGGTGGGTGCCTATCATTGGCGTGGGGTGAGGCCCGCTGGTGCGGGTGATGGTAGGTGCGCCGAGTGGTGTCGACGGATACCCTGGCGCATGAGGACCCCGGTCGTGGTTGACGTGACGCGACCGGGGTCCTTCGCCGTGTGCGCCTGGTGTTGGTGCGCGGCTGGTGGATGCGGCAGGGCGCCCGTCGTGGTGACGGGCGCCCTGTGGTGGCTGGTCGGCGGGTCCTACGGGGACCGGTCGGGGTCGGTCAGGCGGTGAACCTGACTCGTCGCCGCCGTGCGGCAACGAAACCGAGCGTGCCGACGACCAGCAGCACGACACCGGTGCCGATCACGACGGGCATGTTCGCGCCGGTCACGGGCAGCGTTTCGTCGCCGCCGGCACCGCCTTTCGCGGCGCCGCCTGCACCGGGCTGGACGACAACCTCAGTGGTGGTGATCGTCGGGGCCGGGGTCGTGCACCCGGTCTTCGCCTCGTACTTGTAGTACGTGTGGATCGTGTCGGGGAACAGCTTGCCCTTGACGTAGATCGTGAAGTCGGCGAACGCCGTGAACGTGACCTGAGCGCCCTTGGCGATGGTCGTGGTCATCTCGGTCGTCCGGCTGCCGACTTTCAGCGGCTCGACGCCGTCGATGTCAGGGTTGCGCACGATGACGCGAAGCGCCTGGTTCTCGCACGTCGGGTTCACGACCTCGAACGTCGGCTTGCACTTGCCGGGCAACGTCCATGGTGTCGAGGGCGGCTGGGCGTCAACGAACGTGGTCCCCTGCTTCCATTGGAGCGTGAGGGCCTTGCCCGCGCTGGGGATGGTGACGGTCTTCGGTGACGTCGCCTTCGTCACGGAGCCGGTCGCGGCCGGGGCGGTCACGCCGGCGATGACGATCTGGAAGTCGACGGCCTCGTCGCCCGCGGTACTCACCGCGGCCGTGACCTGGTTCGTCTTGCAGCCGTTGTCGAACGTGGCGGACGGCTTCACGCGGGCGTCTGCCTGCGCGGGAGTTCCGATCACGAGTGCGGCGAGTACGCCTGCGCCAAGCGCGGCGAGGAACTTGCGAGTCCTCATCGGTTCCTTCTCGGTCGGGGGGCCTGTCCTGGTTGTTCCGGTGGACGGTGGCCCCGGTACGGGGTATGGGGGTCGATTCTTGCTCGTACTGGTCGACGCCAGTCGTCGGGGTGTTGGTCAGACGAACGGCCGTTACCTCGTGGAGGGTAACGGCCGTGATCGTCGTTGGTTACGGTTGTGGTGCGACCGTTGGCGAAATATGATGCTTCGGCGCTATTTGCTACTCGTAGTCGGACAGGCCTTCCCACCAGGGGCGTTGTCCGTCGGGGGTGCCGTTGTGGTAGCTGGCGGTGTCTTCCTGGTCGGGGTCGGTCAACTGGGCGGTGTTGTCCTCGTCGCCCGCGCCGTCCGTCGCCGTGGTGGCGGTGTCTGCGCGGTGTCGCCAGGGGAGGAGGTTCATCGCTGGTCCTCGCGCTGGTCTGGTGTCATCGCCACATAGACACTGTAACCAGTCCAGACCGTCAGACTCAATACGTTACAGTCGCTCGTTCGGGTGACACGGCGCGGCCCCGCGGCTGGTATGCAGCGGGGCCGTCCGGGTCAGCGTGAGGTCTGTCCAGGCGAGACGATGCCGATGTACATCGAGTCGACCATGGCCTCCAACCAGGTGTACCCGTCGGTGTGGGCGCGGAACGTTTCGGTGATCACCCGGCCGGCGGCTCGGGCCTGGTCGCTGATCGACCGGTCGGCGCCGTTGGCCCACCGGTCGGGGTTCGTCAGGTCGACGACGACGCCCTGCGTATGCGTCGAGTCTTTCCGCACCGAGAGCCGGACGGGCGCGGGCAGGACCAGTGCGCCGACGGCGCGGGCCGCGCGGAGATCCTCGCGGACGAGCCGGGCGACCGTGACCGCGCCGCGGTAGTCGCGGGGGGCTTCACACCATTCGCTCGTCCGGGTGATGGTCGCGACCAAGCGCTCCTGGTTGCCCTTGGTGATGTGGCCGCGGTACATCTCGACGCGGTGGCCGTCGCGGGCGAGGTCGATGCCGTGGCGTCGCGCGGCTGCCTGGGTGGCGTGGTAGGTGGTCAGCATGTGGGGGAGCTTGCCGACGCACTCGTCGCAGTAGCAGCTCATGATGGTGGTGTAAGGGGTGCTGGTGACCGGTGGTGTTGTCGCCGTCATGATGTCACTGTAACGTGTGCGAACCGTTGGAGTCCAGGGACTACGGCCGGTAGAGGACGAGGGCTGCACCGACGACCACGGCGGACAACCCGCCGAGGGCGACCAGTGCGCAACGGGCCGGGTCTGCCCCGACGCCCAGGAATACCGTGGAGATCAGGCAGGCACCGAGGCCGAGGCAGAACAGCACCACGCCGGCCTGTTCGCGGAGATAGAGCACAGGTGGTCTCCTCTTGAGCCGTGGATGCCCCGACCAGAGGGTGCCGGTCGGGGCGTGGTGGGCAGGGGGTCAGGCCGGTGGCATCACGTAGTCGAGGTACCCGCCGTCAGCGGTGAAGTAGGCGCTGCCCGCGACTTCCCACGCGGCGGCGATGCCGTCACAGACGTCGGTGAGGGTCGCCTCCCAGTCCACGCCGGTCGGGCTGGCGGGGGCGTGCTCGAAGTCCTCGACGGCGTCGGGGTCTGCGATGACGACACCGTCGGGGTCGCTGATGTCGTAGATCTCGCACGCATCGACGTGGAAGGTCAACCTTCCGGCGGCCGGGTAGTGCTGGCGGATGCGGTGGGTGACGATCGCCATCTGGATGTCCGCGTACCGGTACGCGGCCTTCATGTGTGCTTCGGTCGCGGCGGTCAGAAGGGCGTCACGGCCGGCCTCGTCGGCGGAGACATAGGTGTCGTATGTGTCGCTGCGGCTCGGGTTGCAGGTGAGGCAGGAGGCTGCCTCGTGGTTGGTCGTCGCCATGTTGTCACTGTACCAGGTTCGTACCAATGGTGTTCATCAGTGTCTCCGTGGCCGGTGTGTTGTCGGAGCTCCCGAACTGGGCGACGGATCGGACAGAACAACCCCCGGACGCAGGTCCGGGGGTAGTCTCGGTGAGGAGGTCAGTCGCGACCGGCGCTGCCGGGCATGAGCGTCATCGTCAGCCATCCGTCGATGCCGTTGCACCGGGTGGCACTCAGGCCGAGCCGCATGAACGCGTCGATCAGGCGCCGCTTGAGGGTGACCGCACGAACCTCGCCGGTGCGTCGGTCCTGAAGTCTGATCGTCAGCCAGCTGACGTCACCGTACGTGCGGGTGATCGTGCCGTTGTCGATCAACGCGTACTCGGTGTCGTCGTCGGTGCCGTTGTCGCGCCAGGTGAGGGTGGCGAGGTAACGGTCGCTGGTGTCACCGTAGCCGGGGTCGTAGCGGACGACCTCGTCGTACGGGTCGCGGATGACCCGGCCGCCGCTGGTGATCCTGGGGGCGGTCTCGACACCGGCCTCGATGGTCTCGACGACGGTCTCGACGACGGTCTCGACACGCTCGTGGTGGCAGTAGGTGTCGCAGTGTCCGGCGGAGATCATCGGCTCGTTGCAGCAGACCGAGTACCCGTCAACGCCGCGGTCGGTGCTTCCGCAGAACTGGCAGTGGTCGGGCTGGTCGAGAAAGTCTGTCGTCGTCATGTGAATAGTGTAACCCCTACCGCCTGCCGGTGTCTAGGCGTTGCAGCACGTGGAGTTAGCGCCCTGACGCGCAGCGACCCGGACACCCATGAAGGTGACCGGGCCGCGCGATGATGAGCAGACTATCTTGGTTTGAACTGGTCAGATATCGGTGCGACAGCCGCACGTGTACAGGCGGTCGATGACTGCCCAGGCGTTCCACCGCTCCCGGTACTCCAGCGCGAGCGCCTGGGCGCGCGGGAACAGGCTGCCGCCGTCGAAGGTCTCGACGGTGTACCCGCCGTGGAGCACCGCGCCGTCGAGGACGGTCACGCGTACGGCGTAGCCGATGATGTCCTCGATCCGGTGGGAGTGCTGCGGGTGCTCGCCCATCGGGGAGAACTCGCCGATGCGACGGCCGGCGACGACGGTGTCATCGCTGTCACGGCCGGCGGCGACTAGTTCGTCGAGGGTCGGGAGCCGGAAAGTTCCGGTCGCCAAATTGGCCTCGTCCCAGCCGGTCAGCCACTCGCCGAGGATCGCACGGTGGCGGGGTCCCCGACGGGCCTGCCGTCGATCGCCGCGCGGATGCCTTGATCGAGCGATGGGGCGCGGAAAGTGCCTGCGGCGTGAGCGTCGCGGCCTGCCTGGCGGAAGTCTTGGGTCGTCGTCATGAAGTCAGTGTAACGTATGCAACCCAACGACGTCCAGATACAGCACGGGCCGCGGCGGGAGCTAGTACGCCGCGGCCCGTGCGATCCGGCGAGGATCACCGGGAAGGTTACTCGTCGACGACCTCGACGTCCTCGGGGAATACGACCGGGGCCGACAACGTCTCGATCGTGTCGTCCATGGTGGTCATCGTGGTCTCGACGAATGCCACGCCCGCGGTCCGGTCGACCCGGTCGACCCACGTCAGTCCCAGGTACTCGCCTGCGGGCGAGTAGACGCGGACGGAGGCGCGGGACTTGATGGGCTTGCCGTTGCGGTCCCACAGTTCTCCCACCCTGGCTGCCTCGTCGCGGCGGCGGGCGTCGGGGGTACCCGGGCGGTACGGGTGTGCCAGCTCGCGCGCCTGGCGCAGGCTGAGCATGAGCAGGTGGTCGGCGAACGTCGCGAGGACGTCGGGATCGTCGATGTCGACGCCGGCGATCGTGACGACACTGCCCATGTTCTGTACGGTCAGGTGCCGGTGGACGGCCGGGCCGTCGCTTGAGCTTCGCCGTGGAGTTCCGACGAGCTGTGCGTGTCCCTGTGGCATGGTCAAGTACAGGCCGGGTGCGAGCGTGGTGTTGCTGGTGAAGGCCGGCTCGACGTAGTCGGGGATGGTCATGAAGGCGCCTCCTCGGTTGGTGCTGGGCAGGTCTGGTCGACCTGGAGGCGTCCCGCGCGCTGGGCGGGACGCCTCCGGGTGGGTCAGGCCGTGAGGTACCGCCGGTTGGCGGGGCTCAGCTCCCAGGGGTTCTGGTTGGCGGGGAGCTTGCCGGTGTCGATCGCGTTCCACCACTTCAGCAGGGCACGGATCGCGGCGACGCGGTTGCGGGCCGGGGGCAGGTCGTAGACCGGGCCGGAGCCGTCGAAGATGAACTGACGGTTCGTGTAGGCGACGGGCTCCCAACGGCGCTGGCGGTCGTTGCGGACGATGGCACCGATGACGGTGCCTGCGCGGCTGCTGGCGCCGAAGTGCTCGGCGGCCTGGAGGTCGACGGTTACGAGGTACACGCGGACCTCGTCGTCTGCCTGTTCGGGGCGGGTCAGGGTCGCGGTGCCGACGTTGTAGCGGTTGCCGGTGGAGGTGACCGTGATGGTCATGGTGTCCGTCGTCGTCATGCGTACACTGTAACAGGCGCAACCCGTCAGTGTCTAGTCGTTGCGCTCTGGTTGTGGTTGGCCGCACCGACACCCTTCGACGCAGCAGGTGGGCCGCGGGTCGTCGGCCGACCAGATGTCGTGGAGGAGGCCGGGGTGCACACACCCCGGCTCGTTCGGGCAGCGCCACCACTGCGCGGCCGGCGCGCCGTTCACTGCTCGACCTGCCAGTCGCCGGCGGTCATGTCGTCACGGGTCGGGGTGTAGTCGATGAACCCGCTGCTACCGGTGAGCAGAACTTCCCGGCCGAAGCGCCAGGCGACCCGGGGGCCGTCGGGTCTGGTGACCACCCGACGGCCGTTCCTGCGGATCGAGGCCATGGCCTCGACGTACTGCATGTGATCTCTCCTGTCTGTTACGCGAGATCGAGTTCGGCGGGCTGGAGTACCCAGGCCATGCCTTCGACGTACCGGCCGTTCTCATGGACGAACAGTCGTTCGCCCCAGGCGACGGCCTCGGGCGGGTTGCCGTTGGCCACCATCATGTCGAGGGCAGGCGATGCGGTGGTGCCGAGCTTGTTGCCGTCCTTCGTGTATAGGTCCATCCTGATACCTCACATTTGTTCGATAATGGTTCTTATGTCAACTAGTGGATGGGGACGTGCCGGCCGATCGCCTCCTTGATCTCGTCGTCAGTACGGCCTGCCACGATCACGACCAGCATGGACGGCAGGCCCAGCTCCCCCGTGCTGAACAGGATCGGCTCGTCGGCGTACAGCCGGGTCACGTTCTCGCCGGTCAGGCCGATCAGCAGGACCGGTTGACCGGCTGACGTGCGGGACGTCGCTTTGATCACGCCCACCCGCCGACAAGTGCGCGAACCAGCTGCTGGCGCTGGCCCTGTTCTTCCGGACTGATGGCCCCGATGAGGGTGGTCACGTCGTCGGTCTCGCCGGCTCGCGGACCGGTGAGGTACCGGCGGCCGGTCCAGCGGAGCCCGTTACGGGCCGCGGCGTACACCGTGGTGATCTCGACGGCGTCCGGGTGGTCGCTGAGTTTCCCGTCGAATGCCATGCGTCGTGCGCGGTTCTCCGCGACCTCGTCGCCAGGGCGGTCGACGAGCCCGAACGCTTCGATCGCAAGTCCCGCGAACCACGGCATACGCCTGGCGGTGCGCTGCTGCTGGACAGCTGCGGCGCGCAGTGCCTTGGCGATGAAAACCTCCGGCTTGTCAGAGTCCGGGGCTATCGCGTACATGGTCACATCGACGTCGTCGACCAGGCCGAGGGCGTTACGGGCGGACGGGTCGAAGCTGGCGACCAGCAGGTGGTGGATGCTCGCACCCGGTTTGGATGTCATCAGAAGTTCGTTCAGGTACCGGATGATGAGGGCGTCGGAGATCATCGGGGCTCCAGCGGTTCGGTGATGACGCTGAACGCGGTCAACGGCCGGTCGGGCTGACCGTCGGAACGGACCCTGCCCGACGCCGCCCGCCAGTAGGTGTGTGCCTCGCGGGTGGTCGCGAACCGGCGGGCGAGCGCGGGGTCGGTACTGCACACGACATGAGCGGTCATCGGGTGGCCGGTCGGGTCGAGCCCGGCCCGGCTCGGGTCGTACTCGACGAGCCACTGCCCATCGAACGGGGACGGCCGGCCGGAGATCAGGCCGACGACACGGAGCCCGACCGGCCGGGGGTCATCGGAGCCGGTCGTCTGAGCGATACGGACGGCCATGTGGAGGCAGGCGGACAGGTGGCGCGCCTGGTCCGGGTCCTGTTCGGCCATGACGATCAGGGCCGCCTCGACCCCGTCCGGGTCGCCGGCATAGAGCGCTTTGTGGAAGGCCTGCCTGCACTGGTCGACGGTCGGTATGTCGGTCATGGCCGGCTCGTGAGGTGGTCGACGATGCGGCGGACCATGATGGCCGTACGTTCACGGCGGGGACGTCGCCACTCGCCGCACCAGCGCAGGTGTGCGGTGCCAGGCAGGTGGCATCCCTGGTACGCGCACAGGGTGTTGCCGTAGCCGGCGCCGCCTGGCGTCCGGTACCAATGCCGCCAGACCATGCCGAGAGGGCCGGCGATCAGTCGGTCGGTGATCGGAATCGTCTGTCGAAGCCGGGTCATCTGCGTGCCTCCGATTGGTCGAGGTTGGCCTTACTGATGATCATGAATACTCTGACGTCGTCGCCGTAGATCGCTCGGGCGACCCTGACGCAATCTGCCTGGGGGCGGGGTAGCTCCGCGATGGTGTACGCCTGTCCGTCGATGATGACGGCCGATGGGGAGATCAGGCCGCCCGGGCGGGCGCGGTGGAAGTGTCCGGCGGTGTTGAGCAGGGTCGCCGCGTGTTCGTTGCTCGGCGGGTCCAGGACCAGGAGTTCGGGCAGGCCGGCCTCCGTCATACCGACGGTATACGCGAACAGGGCGGTTTCGTCGGGTTGGACCGCGGCGGCCTGGATTGCCCAGCCGTGCTCGCGGATGGTGGAGCGGACCTGGTCGAGGTACGCGGCGATTCTCAGCTCGCGACTCATCAGGCTTCCTTCGGGTGGTGGTGCGCACCGGCCTGCTCGCAGTACCGCACGCCCAGCCCCTTCGCGTAGGCGCGGCCGGCTGCACGCAGCACGGTACGGGCGGTCGCCTTGTCTGGACGGGGGATGCCGTCGAGTTCACCGGCCGCGGTGGTGTCGTAGACCTCCCAGCCTCGGCCTGGTCCGAGACGGACCGCTTCGCCTATGCAGTGGATGAAATTGGGTATCTCGACGTGAGCCGCGGTGGGGACCAGGAGCATTCGGGGGGTTCTTATGTGGGTCGCGTCGACCAGGCGGACCTCTGGGACGGCGGTGTACTGCTCGCCACGGGGGATGATCGCCTCGAACGTGCGCCAGCGGGGGAATTTCCACCCGTGCCCGTCGGCGCATTTGTCTGTGACGACGTACCGGCCGACGCTGGTGGTTTCTTCGATACGTCGGATCGTTTCCCATCGGTGGAACGGGGTCCAGATCTGGCAGCCCGGGTACAGGTCGCCCAGCTCGTAACGTGGCCGGTCGGCGGGGTCTGCGGCCATTGAGGGTGCCTCCTTTGTGGTATCAGGTGCGCCGTGTGATGACGCGGGAGCGGTAGCAGGGGGCGGGGCATGAGTACCGTTCCCTGTCTGGTCCGGTGTGGTCGATGGCCATCGGCTTGTCGCAGCGAGGGCAGAGCACGACCAGGTCGAAGGCGATCGAGCCGTCTCCGTGTTCCGGCTCGGTGTCGAAGTGGGCGGCGACGACACCGACCGTGGTGCCGTCCGCGGGACGCCAGTCACAGAACCGGCATTTCAGGGCCAGGCCGGGCCGGTAGGTCAGACGCATGTCCATGATCATTCCCCGTTGTCTCGGTGGTAGCCGGCGGCGAGGATCGCGTCGGCGACGGCGCACGACGACGGTAGGGATCCGTGGTCGTAGGCAGCTCCGCAGGCTTCGCCGATGACGTTCGCGAGGTTGAGGACATCGGCGGGTTCGGGTAGTGCGCCGGACGGTATGCCGTGGCGGATGACCTGGACGCGGGTGCCGTCGTCGGCTCGTCGGTATCTCTCGGCGCCGAGGGCAGCGGCTAGGTCACGCGCGGCGCGGTACGCGCGTTCGAGGTCTGGGCCGGGCATCGTGTGGACCTCGCGGCGGTGGTGGGTGATCCAGGCGGCGCCGAGGATCACGATCGGCTCGTCTCGGTCGGGTGTGGTGTAGCTGGTCATGGTTCGATCATGCGACATGTCATCCTGTGGCGGCCAGGATCGCGAGGAGCACGCCGCCGGTTGCCGCGAGGCAGACGAGAGTCGTTCCGATGGCGACGATGACCAGTGCGCGGGTTTCACCGCGGTTTGGGCCGAGGCGGCTGGGTGGAAGTTTGGTGTGGAGGGTGTCGTCGAGTTCGGGGGGCACGGTACCTCCGCTGGCTGTTTGCGGGCAGCGCAGATCGGCTGGTCATCTCGGGAGTTGGCACCGTCGGCCCGGTGGGTGCGATGGTGCCGCCGACATGATCTCAAGCGTGGAGGTTCCTTTCGCATGGGCCGGGCGGGCGGTGGTGGCCGCCCGCCCGGTCGTTGGTGGTCAGAGGCGACGGATCGCGCCGGCGTCGCGGAGGATGGAGTACCAGCCGTAGCCCTGACGTCGGATGCGGGCGGCCCGGTGGTGGGCGACGTAGCGGACGTCGTCGACGTTGACGGTGGCGGGGTCGATGGCGACGACCTTGTCGGCGGGCATGTACCGGAGTGTGTCCTCGCCGTCGACCTTGATTCCGACGCGCTTGGCGTCGGTCCGGTAGTTGTCGTCACCGATCCAGACCACGGTGCCCTCGATGCCGATGTTCTTGCCGCGGGTGGTCAGGGAGCGGACCTTGGCTCCCCTGCGGGCTCCGGCGGCCTCGTCGGCGGCCTCGCGGAACGCCTTGTCGTAGAGGATCTCCTCGAGGACGCCCTTGGCGATGTCGAGGACGTCGTCGGTGGCGTCGGGGATGTTGCGGCGTGGGCCGCTGCTGGCGTAGGCGGTGGAGCCGGTCTCGGTGGCGCCGAAGGTGCGGGCCTCCGGGTCGAAGGTGATCGCGTAGAAGTAGCTGTCGTGGTAGCCGTTGTGCTCGTAGGTTTCGAGCTGGTACACGGTCGTCGTGGTCGCGCCGGTCATTTGCGTCCCCTGCCAGTGTGTCGTCGTCGTTGACACCATACTAGCGTAGCATGGTGTCAACGTGCAAGGGGGGACTACGAGTTCTACCTCTGGTCGTCGTCGTCCAGCGGGTGCGGGTCGTCCGGTCCTTGCCCGCGCAGGACGCACGGGTCGTCCGGTCCGTGTCCGTGCAGGACGATCCCGATGCCACACCCGCGGGTCCAGCCGGCGGCGTCGTACCCGTCGGCCCACTCACGACAGGCGATCGCGTTGCGCGTGGCCCGCAGGCCGAGGGCCAACAGCGGCCACGGGAGGATCTGCCACCAGCCGTGGCCTACGACAGTAACTTCCGTGACGGCAGTGCCGATGTAGAAGATCATGGCGGTACGTCTGGACAGGCGGGCATCGTTGCGTGCCTGGCCGGGGGTCCGGGTGGGGCGGATGTCGTCCATGGTGACCTTCAGGACCGGCAGGGGCAGGTGGCTGGGTGAGACTTGGTCTCGCTGACGATGCGGTGGACCCTGGCCCTGCTGAGTTCGGCCGTTGCCGCGATGTGCGTGATGGGGACCGGTGGCGTGAGCCGGGACAGGCCGCACACGAGTTCGGTGCGCTCGTCGAGGATTTTCCGCTCGGTGGCGATGGCGACCTCCTGTCTGACCTGCGCCGCCTCGACCGCGGCGGCGGCGGTGGCCCTGACGCTTTCCGCTGCCTTGCGCAGCTGGGCGAGGTCGCGGAGCCGGTCGAGCATGGGGCTGACGGCAGGGTTGCCGACCAGGTAGTCGAGCGATGTTTCAGTCGTCAGAGACCGAAGCTGCACGACGACGGCAGCGACCCGGCCGGGGTCGTCGCCTGCGGCGTACAGGGCGTCGACGAGACCCTGGAGGGTATCGCCGATCTCGGTCAGTGTGCGCATGGTCATGCCCATACGGTACAGACCCCGTAACGGTCCTCGCAACTGTTGCAGGTGCGATGTCGAACCGTGTGCAATGGATTGCGTCATAGCCTCACGTCATGTTACAGTGTACGCATGACGACGAACTTCACGGTCCAGTTCACCAACGCCCTTCGGCCGAACATGACCTCACGTCATTCTGTCGACACCATCGACGAGGCGCTGATACTGGCGGACAACCCGGATAACTGGCCGTACAACAACACCCGCGTGCAGATCTTCGAGCACGTCGACGACGAGACCAGGGAGGTCAACATCGACCGCGCAGTCACCCCGACGCCCGTGTACACCGACGCCGAGATCGCCCCGCTCCGCGCCGCGCTCGCCGCGGTGACCCGCGCACAGCTCCTCGAATCCGGTGACCTGGTCGAGATCAGCGACGACCTCAAGCGTGACGCGGGCCTGCGCGGCTCGGTCGCACTGACCCGCGCCGTCTGGGAGGACTGCGTCGCATGGTCTGGGGCCGACAACGCCCGCAAGGGCACCGTGCAGGACGAGACCGGACGCGCGTGGGACGTCGTATACATGCTCTCGCTGCGGTTGAAGTCCGGCCCGGAGCGGCCGGTGCCGGCCGATGGCCTGCTGTACCGCATCCTCCGGGTGCCTCGGCCCGGTCACGGCGTCCGGGCCCGTTACGTCACGCTCAAGGCCATGTTCGGTGGATGCGATGACGGCACGCCGGCTCTGACGATCTGCCTGCCCGACGAGGACTGACCGCGGACACGACGAAGGCCCGGCACCCCCATCGGGTACCGGGCCTTCGTCGTGTCTGGATGAACTTGATGTTGCGATCCCCGATGGGGTGAATGAATCAGCCTGCCGCCAACGGTACACCGTGACGGCGGATGGTCTCAACCTCGACGAGCCGGCCGAGTCGCCGGCACGCCTCGCCCAGGCGGTTGAGGCGATCGCCGGGCAGCTCCTCGACGATCGCGGACAGGTCCCGGTCGGCGTCGCGGTACGCGTCGAGGATCGTCCGGTACGCGTCGCAGGGGCATGCTGGGTTGGTCATGACCGGGCTCCTCCCTGGTCGAGCAGCTGGCCCACGATGCCAACCGACTTGGGCGACCAGCGGCCCAGGCGGAGGACGTCGGAGATCTGGGCACCGCGGGCGAGGTCGTCGCGGCCTCCCCCGACCCGTAGTGCTCTTGGCGTACAGCGGGGTACGCCTGCACGGGTGACGTGGACCGCCCAGATCCGCGACAGTGCACCGACGCGCAGCCGGCACTGCTCCCCGAGGTGCCCGGCGAATGTCACCCCTGGCTGGCCGATCGTGTCGAATCGGTCGACCGGCCGGAACAGCGGTCCTGCGGTGACGCCTGCCGCGGCGAGTGCCGCGATCCAGCCGGCCGCGGCCTCGACCGGACAGATCCCGGGCGGGTCGTGGTCGTGGTCGAGCGTGACCGTGCCGTACCGGAACCGTACGGCCAGGTTCTCCCCGTCGATGTCGACGTCGGACAGGTCGAGGGCGACGAGGTCGTCGGGTCGGGCGAGGAGGTCCCACACCATCGTGATCAGGCACAGGTCCCGGCGGCCGGCGGCCGTGTCGAGGTCGCACGTCGCGGCGAGTGCCGCGACGATCGGCCGATCGGCCGGGTTGACCTTCGTCCTGGTTGGCGGCGTATGGTTGGCGGCACGCAGCACGAACCACGCGGCTACGTCATCGGGTACGGGCGACCCGAGTTGACGGTGTCGGGTCTTCACCGCAGCGAGCCGTTTCCGGACGGTCGCTGGTGCGTATCCGCTGGTCAGTAGGTGCGTCGCGTATGCGGCGAGTGCATCGGAGGACCAGGGCATGAGCGATCGGCCGGTACTTCTGTACCAGTCCTCTGCCTCTGTCCACAGCTTGGCGTACATGGTCCTCGTGCGTTCGGAGAGTTTGCCCTTGCGGCCTTTCCCACCTGCGGTAACAGCCAGGTCTGCGATCTTGTCGTATCGAGGCTCGTCCACGTCGGTGCCTGCCTTTTTCTGATCTTCCACCGGTCTGGTGTAAGGACCGAGAATACTCGTTCCCCCCTGTTTGAGGGGAATCCGGGCGGGACCCGGTGGTCCGGGCGATCTGCCTGGTGGCGGGTTCGCCCGGGGTGGCACCGGCCGTGGGGGGACGACTCTCCCGTGTTTGTCCTAGATTGACCAGATGTGGCCGCATAGGGTGCAGCGCCAGAGCTTGCGGCCGGAGTCGACGAGCAGGGTTTCGAGGGTCCCCTGCCTGCTGGGGATGTCCTGGTGTGGGCATCGGGACCGCTTGGACCAGGTGCGCGGGTGCCACGCGGCACGCCGGTACGCTTTCGCCCTGGTCGAGCTGAGGTGGCGCCAGGCGGCGAGGGCCGCGTGTGCGTCGTACAGCGGGTGGTGCGGGACGCCGACGATCTCGACGCCGGCCGCGGCGAGGTAACTGTCGACCGAGCGCGGGTCGTGGCCGTGGTCGGCGAGGGTGGTCGCCAGGTCGATCAAGGGGTATGGCCCGGAGTGCTGGACCTGGTCGCGGTGGGCGTCGGCGAGGAATCCGAGTTCGAGCGGCCAGGCGACGTGTGCCAGGACGGCGTGGGTGGTGCGGTACGGGCCGTAGAACTCCCGCCAGGCGCGACAGAGGCCGCCGTATGAGCTGACGTCGACGGGTACCCCGGTTCTCGGGTCGTCGATGACCGGGAGCACGTGTTCCTTGACCCAATCGGTGCAGGTGGCGGGGGTCGGGCATCGGCTGGTCCATGAGCGGGACACCCGTCGCGTGGCGAAGTCGTAGACGATCCCGGCGACTGCGAAGGGTGGGGCGTCGAGACTCGGTGCCTCGGTGTCGATGACGATGAGTCCTTCGGGGTCCCAGCGGTCGTGGGTGATCGGCACTGTTGTCTCCTTGGGCGCTTGACGAGCCCGCCCCGGTGTTGGGGCGGGCTCGTCGCTGGTCTGGTTACTCGTCGTCGGCCTTCGCAGGGCGGGACCGTCGGGTTTTCGGTGCTGGCCTGGCGGTGATGCGTCGGACTTTCAGGCTGCCCTGCCTGGTGGTCTTGGGGACCTCGTAGCCGAGGGCACGTAGGAGTGCGACCGCGGCGGCGTTGTCGACCTGTTCGACGGGTCGGGTGCGGCCGTACTCGTACTCGCCGTACATGCCGAACTTGACGTTGTCGAGGATCCGCGCGGCCTCCTCTTTGATCCTCTTGCCGTCTCGTTCCATGTCCCGTCCGCGCTCGTATTCGGCGATGGTGCGGATGACATCGGAGTCGTCGGAGGGGGTGAAGTCGACCGACCCATCGTCGTCGGGCCGGGCGAGGGGTCCCCAGCAGCGGCGGAGGAACGGGCACTCGTTGCAGGCGAAGCTGCCGCGGCGGCCTGGTCCGCGCATGGTTTGTCCGTCGATGTCTTCGCGGGGGGCGTCGTCGGGGTTGTCTGCCCAGTCGACGAGGTCGCTCACGCGGTCGACGACGAGGAGCACGTGGTCGTTGGTGAATGGTTCGACGATGACTTCGACGTCGCCTGAGGCCCGATCGAGGTACAGGGTCACCAGGTCCTCGGGTGGGCTGCCGGCTTGGAGGAGTGCGGTGGCGTAGCCGGCTTCCTGGATGGTGTGGTCGAGGTAGGCGTGTCCGGTTCGGCGGACACCTTGGAGCCGGTGCTCCCCCACGGTTTTCAGGTCGACGACGTCGCCGGGTGCGGACAGGTCGACGTGCCCGGGGATGGTCAGGCCGGCCGCGTGGAGTTCGACGGTGACCTCGTGCCGGGCGCCCGGGATGAGCGCGGCGAGTCGTGGTAGGAGCCATTCATGTTCGGCGGTGCCGAGGTTGGCCTGCCGGGCTTCGCGGGGGGTGACCTCGTCGCTCGGGTCGACCCGAGCGACGGCGTACGCCGCTTTGCGGGTGCAGGCGCCGAGTGCGGAGATGCCGAGGTCATGTGGTCCTCGTTGACGTTCGGCCGAGCCGGCGCGGAACGCCGCGCCGATCCGGTCGCGCCACAGGTCCGCTTTCGCCTGCTCGGGTGTAGTGGTGATGGCTTCGATCGTCATCGGGTTCCGCCTCGGTTGGCGGCCTGGGGACGGCCGCGGCGTGGGCGTGTGCAGTCGGGGCCGTGGGTGCCGGTCGCGGCGAGGTGGGCGGCGTTGCAGCCGCACTCGACGACGATCGGGGTTCCCGCGCTGGTGCGGGTGACGTCGCCGGTCCGGGTGGCCTCGGCGGTCTCGGCGGCGATCGCGGAGTCCAGGCCCCGGTGGAGCAGGTCGACGAGCTTGACCATGGTGCCCCCGCTGTCGGGAACCTCGACTGTCTGGGCGTTGGGGTACCGGGTCGCGACGCGCATCGCCGTCTCGCGGATCGTGGCCGAGGAGCGGCGTGCCGCGAGCAGCCACGTGGCCAGGGCCTCGGCGACCACGACGTGTTCGGGTTTGACGTTCGCGGCCGGGTCGGTGACGGTCTGGTGTTCGCCTGCGGGCAGGGTATCGGCGACCGGATCGACCTGGTTGACGGTGTCGGGGTCGCGGGCGGCGACCTCGTCGGCGTCCTCGCCCACCGGGCCGGGGTCGGGCAGTCCGGCGCCGATCACGCCGTCGGAGTAGCCGGCGGGCTCGGCGAGTGTCGCGACGACGACCGGTCGGGAGGGGCCGTCGATGTTGTACAGCGACAAGCCAAACTGGTCGCCCAGTTTCTTCGCGGCCCGCTTGAGTGCATCTGAGGCGGCGGCCTTCGTGGCGAGGCTCGCGGCCTCTCCGTAGCTGACCTGGTTGACACCCTCACCGACGCCGACGCCGGTCTTGTGGGTCAACTCTCGGCCGTATATGTCCTTGATCCTCAGTACCAGGGTGGCTCGTACGACGATGGTCCAGCGCTGCTTCTGCTGGTTGGTCTTCCCATCGATGACCGGTTCGCCGGCCTTCGTGAGCATCGGTGACGGTTCGGCGTGGAGCTGTTCGACGACGAGGTCCTCGTCGTCCCAGCCTGCGAAGCCGAAGATCTGCGTGAGCGTGCGCTCGACGTCCCAGGACGGGAGGTAGAACTTGCCGGCGGGGTTGCGCTGGACTCGGTCTTTCTGTACCGGCTGGAGGAGTTGGTCGTACTGGTCGGCGGTCAACGCCGGGAACGGCTGGACCGGTGGTGCAGTGTGGCTGGTCACTCGTTTCTCCTGGTCGTGTGGCTGCCCGGTACGGTGGACGGTCGCACCGGGCGGTACCCCACGATCATATACCAATGGTCTAGGAAAGGCTCGCTGCCTGTAGACCTACCGGCGATGACGTCGGGCACCTGCGACGGCGAGGCACCCCGCTATCGTCACGCCGAGTACGCCGCACGCCGCGATGTCCCGGCCGACGCGCTCGTTGACGACGGCGTAGACCACGAGGCCGACGACGACGGTCAGCCAGGCGGAGACGCCGCCGATGTGGGCTGCCCAGAACAGGGCGGAGTGGCGGGGTCGTGGCATCGCGTGCCTCCTGGCGGTCCGGGGGGCCGCGGTGACCGGTGTACGCCTGGCTGCGGCAGCGGTGGTCATGCTCAAGGTGTCGGCCTTCCGTCGGGGCTGGTCTCGTCGGTCTCAGTCTCGTCAATGCCCAGGTACGTCAGGAGACCTGCCTCCTGGGCCCAGCGGAGCACCTGCATCCGACGATGCCGCTCGGGCATCGGGTCGTCAACGACCTGGACCGTTTCGACGCCGTGTGCTGCGGCGTAGCCGGCCACGAATCCGATCACGTCGTTCTCCGCGATCGAGACCGTACGGCCGGCGGCGATCACCGTTGTGCCGGTCTCGACGACTGGGCCGACGCGTCGGGAGGGGAGGCGGACGACGAATTTCACTGGTCCCACCGGGGTACCTCGACGTGGCAGACGAGGTCGACACGCCACCCGCCGATGGTGGCGGTGGTGCGGATGATGCCGCCGAGCTGGTCGTCGCCGGGCAGGCCCAACGGACACGCGAGCATCGTGCACCACTCTCGGTAGGCGTCGATCGAGGGGAGAGTGACCGTCATGGTGGTGATCGTCATGTCGACGTCGACGGACCCCGGGGCCCCTGTTGTCGCGAGGGAGGCCAGGGACGCGGCCCAGCTCAGGACGGCCGTGGTCGATGCGTCGGCCGAGATCGGGCTGACCATGGGTACGGCTGGTTCCGCGGGTGGGCCGTCGGTTACGGTCTCGGGCTCGATGATGGTCGTGGTCACGGTGCGTCTCCTTCAGTTGCTCGTGAGGCTAAGGGGTCTCGGCTGTCGGGGCTATCGGCGGACGGCCGGTCTCGACGCGACAGGGGTCACAGAGTGGGGAGGCGGCGCCTGGGCCGTACCGGTACGGGTGACGGGTACGGCACCGCGCGCATGGTCCGGACCGGTCGGGCCCGCCGGTGGTGATCGCCGTGGAGCGCCGGATGGTGCCGGGGGCGACGGCCTGTTCGAGGCCTGCGTACTGGCCGGCGGCGGGGCAGGTGGTCCAGTGGGGGCTATAGCGGTGGCCGGTGGCGGCGAGGCGCTGGTCGTCGGACAGGACCCGTACTCCCCAGTCGGTGCCGTCGCGCGCCGCGGTGAGGATGCCGGCCGGGTCCCGGTCGATGTCGATCGGGATGTCGCATCCGCGCCCCGGTCCGGACACGACGCGGACGTTGCGGATCGACGCGCCGCACGAGCAGGTGGCGCTCGGTTGGGCGACGCCGGCCCGTACGGGCCGGACAGGTCGGCTGGTCGTGGGGATCATGGCTGGCCTTTCACCGGCGGGTGCGGGTCGGTTGGCCCGGGCGGGCGGCGGTTCGCGGGGCGGTCGCGGGTGGGCTGGTCCAGTCGTGGCAGGCGCCGCAGTAGCCCTCGACGACGTCAGTCGGGTGGTGGCTGGTCCGTTTGCACACCGGACAGGTGATCGTCTGCGTGGCGCCGGTCATGACGCCTCGACCTGGTCGGGGTGGCAGCGGGTGCAGGGGACCATCGTTTCGGTGTCGTCGAGGTCCATGCGGGTCGGCTCGTAGCACCGGCCGCAGTGCGGCGGCCTGGCGGTGCTGACGGCGGCCGGGGTGCGGCGGGTGAGGTCGGGGAGCTGGTCGAGGCGGTACCGCAGGGCGCCGGCGACCCGGTCGGCGCTGGCGATGCCCTGCCCGAGCCGGGCGACGAGGTCGGTCGGTGACCATCCGGCGTCGAGGGCCGCGGCGATGCGGTCGATGAGGGTGACGGTCTGGGCACGGCCGGGCTGCTTGGCCTGGGGTACCTGTGCGAGGGCTTCGACGAAGACCCGGCGTGCCGTGTCGAGGTTCTGGTCGCCTGATTCCGCCCTACCTGCCCCGTGCTCGGCCGCCCCGGGCGTCGGGCTGCCGGCGGTGGGGGTTTGGGGGTTGGTTGGTTCGTCCGGTTGGGTTCTTCTGGTTAGTACCCCCTGTGGGGGGTGACCTGTTACCCCCTGTGGGGGGTGACTGGGCTGACCTGCGGTAACGGGTGTCTGCCCTGGTCGCGGCTGTCGCCCCCTCTCGGGGGTAACAGCGCTGACCTGCGGTTTTACCTGGTGTGAGTTATCCACAGGGCCGGTTTTCGCCTGCTCGCGACGTCGGGCACCGCGGACCGGGGTGCAGCGGGTGTCCGGGCTGTTGGCCCGGTACCAGTCGGCCAGGGTGAGCGGGCCGGTGTACCCCGCCGGCGGGGCGTCGTGGACGGTGTAGATCGTGCGCCGCGGCATGGTCGCAGTGTGCTCGATGGTGACCGCACCACCGAGGCCGTCGCAGTTTGGGAGGTCGGCGGCGAGTTCCGCGATGTACGGTCTGATCTTGTCGCCCCGCGGGGCGGAACCCGTCACCCTCGAACCTTTCATCAGCATGGCGATCACCGTTTGGGTCGGCCAGACGAGGCCGTCGCCGCGGCTGGTGTTGCAGTGCGCCTTGAGGATCTTGTACACCTGCTGAGCTTGGACGCTGTACCCGGCGAACATGATCCAGTCCGGGACGGCGGACCAGGTCGGGCCGGTCCGTCCGGCCCTGATGATGATCTTCTGCGATGTGTCGGACATCGATATTTCACCTTCCCCGGTACCCGCCGGAAGGTCCGCCCGGTACGCTGGGCTTATCTCCGAACGGGACCGTGCGTTTCAACTGGTCAGAACGTTGCGTGTCCCCAGATCGTGGCTGGTCGTTGGAGAGTGTCGGGGTCGCCCGAGGACGGGACATCCTTGGGCGGCCCTTTCTGTTGCCGCCTGCCGGACCTGGTCTCGACGTAACCGTTTGTACGAGGGCGGTCCATCCGTTACGCTTTCTGTTGCCCAGCGCGCTCGCGCGGTCACTTGACCGCGAGGACGCGGGTGCCTGACCCCGGTGACGTGCTGCGTAACACTCCCGGGCTCGCAAGGCACCGCCGCCCCCGGTCCGTTCACACGGCGGGGGCGGTCCTTGTTCTGGCAGGTCATCGCGGCTTGGTCCGCGGCCTGGTCCGTGGTCGGCCAGGCGGACCGAGTCTGAGCGGGCAGTTATCGAGTCCAAGTCGACCGGTCTGCCGGCCCCACTCGAACAGCGTGTCGAGGTCCCATACCGGGTCGCGGACCAGCCGGGCGAGGGACGGGGGCAGGTCGACCGGGTCGGGCAGCACGTTCAGCGAGGCGTGGTCCTCCTCGCCCGCGGTCCGTCCGATCGCGTTGCCGCGCCAGACCTTGACGGTAACGAGCTGAACGCCGAACAGGCGGGGGATCTCGTGGAGCCGGACGAGCCTGTCGAGGCGTGCTGCCAGGTCGTGCGGCACCGGGGGCACCGGGGGCGCCAGGACGGTTGTCACTCTGTCTCCTTCACTCGCTTACCATGAACGACTATACCACGGGTCTACACGGCGGGACCCCCGCGCCCGGCGGGGGTCCCATCATTACGGCGATCAGCCGGGGTACGGCCCATCGACCCGGAGCAGGCACTCACCGGTCGAGAGGTCGAGCCGGTGCCACAGCAACGGCCGGTAGCGGGTGAACCAGGCCAGCCACTCCACGGTGGGCTCGTCGTGCCACAGGTCGTCGCCCGGCCGGTCTGCGGGGCACGGGGCGCTGGGGACCCCGAGCGGGACGCGATCTCCGAGGAAGATCAGTTTCGCGTGGGTGGGTGAGGTCGCCCAGACGTACCCGGTCCTGCGGGTCGTGACCATGCGGTACAGCCGGGCCTCGGTCGGCAGCGGCATCGGGGCGGGCGCGGCCGTGGGCGAGACCTCGCCCGCGGGGCAGAACGGGCAGTCGCACCATTCGCGGCCGGTACACCCAAAGGTCTCGGGTGTCGCCATCGCCGGGGGAACCGTCAGCGGGTCGTCGGCGCCGGCCAGCGCCCTCGCGCCCGCAACGCACGCAGGACAGTTGGGGTTGAAGACGGCGCGGTTCGGACAGGTGTGCGACAGGCACACGGTTGTCGGGTGTTGTCCGTGGGTGCCTCGGGTCGCCCTGGTCACCTCGCACCGTCCCGGGCCCGGTCGTACGCGAGCACGGCCGCGCGGCCAGTGTCGGTCAGCCGGTACCAGCGCCGGCCGTGCAGTGCCCGTGCGCCCTCCTCACACCAGCCGGCCGCGAGGACAGCCCTCGCGCGTTCAGTTCTGCTGCCGCCGTCCACATGCCACGCGCGGCCGTGCTCCGCGTATACCCGGCGGGACTCCATCTCGTCGAGGAACCTGCGGCGGACAGGGGTCATCGCGGTGGGGACGCCGGTTCGTGGCGGAACCGGGCCGCACATGGGGAGAGTCTCGGATGGACGGACTTCCTCCAGGTCGTGTCCGTAGACACGACGTTCGCCTGCACCGTAGGGGGCGAGCTGAGCGTCGAGGCCGACCGAGAGGCCGGACGTGTCCCATTCGGCGACGTGGCCGAGCGCGGCGGCGAGCGCCGCGACAGTGTCGCGACGGGCGGTGGCATCGTCGGTGCCGCCAGCGCCTGGAGACGTTACCTGGAGGCTGACATGCAGCCAGGTGCACGCGATCTCGTCGTCGTGGGTCCGTGCCCACTCCGCGAGCTGGTCTGCCGTGGCTCGGAGCCCGGCCACAATCGCGCCGATGCTGGTGGTCGTGGGGGCAGGCGGGTACTCGACGGTGGGCGGGCTGACGACGTCGTCATCCGTCGGGGTCAGCCGAAGGGGCGAGGCGGGTTGGGCCGTTTGATGGTCCGGTGTGCTGGTCACGGGCGTAACTCCGATCCGTGGGGGTCGTTGGTAGGTGCGTGATATCAGGCCGCGGGGGTCAGGCTGTACCGGAGCTGGTCGAGCTTGGCCTCCTCGCCGGCGGTCAACGGGTCGACCTCGTCGATCATGTCGGCGATGACGTCGGCGAGGGTCCTGCTCCCCTGGTCGCGACGGCGACAGATGAGGCTGTAGTCCAGACGGAGTCGGATGGCGAGGACGCTGGCGCACCGGCGGCAGAGGTGGCCCCGGTCGCTGGGCCGGACGTCCCGGGCCTTGAGGATCCGGCCCGAACCGGACCCGCAGTACGCCCAGCCGTGGATCGCCAGGTGCAGGCGGGCTCCGCGACGGTTGGTGACTTGGCCGACCAGCGTGTACATCACTCCGGGTACCCCCTCATCTCTATACCGACAGTCTATCACCTCTCGTCATGCTGTTCAACCACTGGTATAGTCACTGAGGTGAGGGTGCGTCCCCCAAACGACCGACGGCGTCCCCGCCGATCACGGACCTACTCTCACCGATGAGGCCAGCCACGCCATGACCAGAGGAAATGCCATGAATCTGGACGCTTTGAGCTGCGACTGTCCGGACTGCCCAGCCGGCATTCTCGCGCGTCACCTACTCGAGGAGAATGCCCGGCTCCGCAACCTCGCCGGCGCGGACGAGCTGACCGGGCTGCTCAACCGCCGCGGGATGCGCGCGACCTGGTCGACCTGGTGCCGCGCCGGAGGCGACCTGATCCGCGCGACCGTCGCGGGTGTCGCGATGCTCGACCTCGACCTGTTCAAGCCGGTCAACGACAAGCACGGGCACGAGGCCGGCGACCGGGTGCTGCGACGTCTCGCCGACCTGATCCGCAGGACAGGCGGTACCGGGGTCCGGCTCGGCGGCGATGAGTTCGCCGTCTTCCTCAGCAACGCCCACGGTGCATACGACCCGTTCGACGCGCTACGGACCCTCGCCGCGGCCGTAGCGGAACCGATCGCGGTCACGTCGCGCGACAAGGTCGAGGTGACCCTGTCGATCGGTGCGGTCGGGATCGACGAGGTCGACCAGGACGACGACCCGGAAACCTGGCTCGGCCACCTGCTGCGGACCGCCGACATGCGGCTGTACATGGCCAAGGACGCTGGCCGCGCACGGATCGTGGGGCCCGGACGATGATCGTCGACGAGTTCACCTCGACGATCAGGTTGTCCTGCGGCCTCCAACGCGTCACGGTGCGCCTGGTGTACTGCGTCGACGACCCGGTCGCGGTACGCCTCGACATCAGCGCCGGCCAGACGACCAGGACATGGCGGTTCGCCCGGTCGCTGCTCGCCGACGCGGCCTGTCTCGGTGTCGCCGGTCTCGGTTTCGTCCGGGTCTGCCGGGTCGGCGTCCTGGGCTCCACACTGCTGTGGACCACCCTCGACGGCGCCAACGGCAGCGCCGACCTGGCGTTGCCCGGCGACCGGGTCGCCCGGTGGCTGGCACTCACCGAGGAACTGTCACCCGTCGGGTCTGAGCACGTCGACGTCGACGGGCTGGCCTGGCGGTTGGTGACCGAGGCACCGGCCGGGCGGCTGGTCGCCGTCGCCGGCGACCCGGCGACAGTACGCGGCGCGCGCAGTCCCGGGGCGCTGGTGTGGACACGGCCGGGGCGTGCCCGGTCACGTCGGCACCGCGGTGAGGACCCGGTCGACAGGCCGCCCCGCAACCGGGCGACACGGAGCAGGCTTGGCGGAGTTCTGCCCGGGTCCGACGACGACGACGGCGACGAGCAGGCGGGGTCGTCGCTGTGACAAGCAGTGCTAACGCGGCGCTTCCGGTCCTCGCGCCTGGCGGCGCTGCGGTCCGGGTCACCTTGTTCTCGGATCGGGTGGTCCAGGTCCGGAGGGCCTGGACCGTCAGGTCATACTAGTGTAGTATGGTCCCTGTCCGGTTACGACCAGCCAGGAGCGACCATGACCATCCAGACCCCCACCGCCGACCAGCTCGCCACCATGCAAGAGATCGCCGGGCGCTACGGCAGCACGTCGGAGGCGCGCACCTGCGGGTACATCGCCCTCGACGGGTACACCGTCGTCCCCGAAGGCGTCGTCGTCACGGCCGGCGACCAGGTCGTCGTGCGTGGCCGCGGGAACCAGTGGCGCCGGGGTCTCGTGGTCGGCCTCGGGCGCACGCGGATCATGGTCGGCACGTTCAACAGGTCCGCTGCGCTGGACCAGGCCGTGAGGGTGGCATCGTACCCGCGGGCCGCCGTGATGCTCGCGACCCACACCTGCACACGGTGCGGGTCATTCATCCACCCGGTGTACGACGACCTCGACGCCGTCGACGTCACCGGGCGCCGGTACTGCTCGGACACCTGCCTCTACATCCACCGGGAGGCCGAGCGTCCGGTGGTCGGCGCGAACGCCTGACCAGCACACCTCCTGCGACCACCATTGCCTCGACCAGGGCGGGGTGGCCGCAGGCGGTTCAGGACTGTGTCAGGTGGTGTTTAGATTGGCCGGCGGGCCGGATCTGTACCCCCGCGCCGCGGAGGCGGTGGAGGATCGTGCCGGGGTCACGCCCGGCGTCGACGGCGATGGCCGTAGATGGCTCTCCGGCCCGGTAGCGGCGTGCCCACTCCGCGACATCGTCCCTGGTGATAGGGCGTCGGGGTTTGGGGCGGCGCATGATGCCGGCCACGGTGATGGCGTGGCGGACTGCACCGCGACTGCGGCGGGTGGCGATGGCGATGGCGCGGATGCTCTGGCGGCGCCGGTAGCGGCGGGTGATGTCGGCACGCTCGTCGTCGGTGAGCCTGGTTCCGGACATTGATTCCTCGGGCGGTGGTGGCGGGGTTTGAACAGTGGTGGCAGCGGTCCGAACCGAGGGGTGGCGTTTCGGGACCGCGTTCCCAGCGCGCCGGTCCCCCGCCACCCCCCGGGTTCCCCCCTCCCGGTAGGGAACGCCTGGCCCCGCGATTCCCCCGGCTCCCGGCGTAGTGGGCAGGCGGACCGGTCCCAGACGATCACCGTACACGGAGCGTGTGCGAGATTGGGTTGCCGACCGAGCGTGTCTCACCGCCCTGTACGGTCGTACCACGCTAGTGTAGTATGACCTTATGACCTTCCTTGTGCAGCAGCATTTCCCGCTCGGCGATGGTCGCCTGCGCCACTGCTCGTGCACGGCGTCCTGGCCCTGCCCGAAGCGGGCCAACCTCGCGGGAGTACTCCGGTGAGCTTCCGATTCACACGCCGTAAGAACGGCCGTCACATGACGACCGTGCACACCCACCACCACATCACCGGCGACGACCTGGTCGCCATCGTCGCGCCGTTCCTGCGCCCGGTCGACGTCGCCCAGGGTCGCCCGTTCACGGAGTTCCACACGATGTCGCGGGGCGAGATCGTCGACCTTGTCCGCTCCGAACTGCACCGGTACGGCGCCGATGGGCACTGGTCGTGGCGCGACCAGTTCCCCGACCCGGACGAGGTCGACGCGCGCAAGGAGTTCGCCACCAACCTGATCGCCAACCGTGGCCAGAAACCGACTTCGACTTCGACGACTGAGCAGGCCGGGGGTTGTCGGCCGTACCACACTAGTGTAGTATGGGTGTCATGACGACGACCGGCCTCCCCCGCCTGCTGACCAAGCGTCGGCACCAGATCCTCCGCGCCACCCGGAAAGGCGACGCACGCTGGAGGGTCCGCCCATCCGGACGGATCTTCACCGACGTCATCGGCACCAGCCGTAACCGGCCCTCCACCTACGAGATGGACCAGCTCATCGCCATGGGCCTGATCGTCCGCTCGAACACCCGTGTCGGCGAGTACGACGCCTGGTACTACGAGCTGACCACCGACGGCGTCAGGGCCCTCGAACAGGCCGACTGCCTGGTCGGTGTCCGGGTCATCGACGAGGGCACCACGGTCACGGCGTACGTGGCCGACTCCCCGATCGAGTCGACCGACGTCCTCCTGGCCCCCACGGCGCGCCCTGATGTTCACGTCCTCGCTCGCGTGTCGCGCGTGTTCGCCCACTCGGGGGGAGCCTGGTGGGGGTGGATCGTCGACACCTACTCGACGAACTACCCGTTGCCGCGGGTCACCAAGGAGATCGCCGTCGCGTACCTGCTCGGCGAGGCCGCTGAGAAGAACCGCGGCGCCTGACACCACCGTTGCGCATGCATGCCATGCTAGGGTAGTATGGCATGCATGACGACGATTGAGGACCGCAAGGCCCGGATGGCGGCGCTGTTCGCCCGGACCACCACACCGACCCTGATCACATCGCTCCTGACTCTCGCCACCATCGGTGAGAGGTCGAGCGCTGAGGAGCGGTGGGTCCACGCACAGATCATCAGCGAGTTGGAGCGCAGGCACCCGACGGCAGACGCGGCTGTCGAGGCCGCGTTCCTGGCGGCCGAGACCGAGATGGAGCGCACCGGCGAGTACGTCGAGGTCGACTACGTCGGCGTGCTCCTCGCCGCGATCGAGGCCACGCACCGGGCCTGACGTCCCGACAAGCCAGGTGCCTCGCTGCGCTCGGCGCTGGTTTCCCTGGTATCGCCCGAGCTTGACCGCCCATAGCCCCAAATTCAAGGGCCGTAAACCATCTTGACTCCGTCAAGATCGTTTAGCTTTCCCCCTTGATTTCGGGGACCCCGATGGGCGGTGGCGGCGCCCGAAGGGCGGAGGGGGAGCCCCTCCGCCAGCTGACCGGGCGATACAAGACCCGCTCCGTCCCCACCGGAGGCCGAGATGTCCGAGTTCCCGAACGTCCAGCGGGACTGGACCGACGAGATCGACCCAGCGACCGGCAACCGCATCGCGTGGGCCGAGAGCCCCGCCCTGGCGTACCGCAAGGGGCTCGACGATGGTGTCCGCCTCGGGTACGAACAGGCACTCCGCGAACTTTTCGAAGGGTTCAAGGAGACGATCGGGGCGACGGGCAGCACCACGCTCAGGCAGGCCATGAGCCGTCAGATCGCCACCATGGAGGCCGCAGACCGGCGCCGTGAGTGGGACCGTACCGCCAGCCTTCCCAGGCCCGGCGACTTTCGCGGCCGTCAGGCCGCCTGACCAGAGAGGACCAACCCATGGACCACACAGAGTACGAGACGCTCGTCGCCGACATCAGACGCGTGCTCGATGTCGAGTTGGGCCTGGCGCGGGCGCTCAATTTCTCCGCCGATGGGTACAGCGACGCGGCGGCGCAGGCGTGGGACGACTTCGCTGACCAGTTCGCCCAGCTGGCGCAGACCGCCCGAAGGATTGCGGAGGGTATGCGGTGAGCGAGATCCGGCAGTACACCCTCGTCGGGGTGACCGTGACGGCAACCTCCGTCATGGTCGACGCGACCGACCCGAACACGGGCAACGAGGTCGAGTTCGTGTTCGAGTTCGGCGGTGACCTGCTCCCGTCGCGACTTGCGGCGGCTGCCGCCCAGTTCGCGACCAGGGCCGCCGCCGACGCGGCGATCGTGGAACGGGCCGCGAAGCTGTGACCTGTTCACCATGTGTGGGCGTCGATGCAGGTCGGCGCCCTTTCCCTTGCGTATGATGCTATGCTAGTGTAGTATCGTATTTAGCAGGTTGATAACACCACAGAGGAGTCAGGGATGAACCTTCCGACCATCAGCGTCGACGGCGTCACCTACGAGGTCGAGACCGACCCCTTCGGTCAGGAGTGCCGCTACGACATGACTAGCCCTGGCGAGCGTTGTCCGGTCGACGGGCACCTGCTCTCTACCCACATCGGCAAGAAGCCCTGCACCACCTCGGAGCCCCGCAGGGTCAGCAGCGTCCTCGGCCTTCCGATCGCCCGCTGGGCATGGGAGGGCGACGCAGCAGCACTCCGGGCCTGACGACCACCTTGCCCCCGCCCGCCGCGGCGGGGGCAAGTCCCCGACTCCACCGAGAGGACACCGGTCATGAGTGACCTCCCCAGCCAGCTCCGCGCACTACACCCACTTGCCCAGGCAGGCAGGCCGGCCTGCTTCGACGTGCTGCTCGATGCCGCGCGAGAGATCGAGCGCTTGGAAGCCGTCGCCGCGGCCCAGGCCGAGACGATCCGCGAACTGTCCCAGCCCACCACCGGCACCACCTCCCGGAAGGAACACCGATGACGATCGTGCACACCGGCGCTGACGAGCCGTTGGTCGCCCTGTACCCCGACGGAAGCACCAGAGCCGGCACCATCGCGGACCTCGTCGAGATCGCGGCCAGTTACGCCGACGCGCCCGAGACGGCGGCCGACGGGCTTCCGGTCGCGGTGTACCACCGCGTCGACGACCGGCTTGAGCCGGCGAACGTGTTCATCGACCACACCCCGGCCAGCCAGCCGGGTGGCCGGTGCGCTATCGCGATGCGGGTGTTCCGGTCGACGCCGGGTACCGGCGAGCTGGCGTCGGCCTGGACGACCTACTGATCCTGTTCACCGCGTGCGGGTGGGGGCGTCGGCCGACGTCGGCGCCCCCGCCCTTGCGCGCGCATGACATGCTAGGGTAGTATCGCATCATGACGACGACGACTTTCCCCATCGAACGGCAGATGACCGTCGGTCGCGACGGGTATCTGACCGAAGGGGTCACCGGCATCATCTTCCCGAGCACGACCGGGATGGACCACCTGTTCGTCGAGGTCGACGGCCTGGTATACCGCACCTGCCCCCGCTGTCTCGACGGATCCGGCACCCTGGAGCAGCACAGCAACGTGTTCGGCGGTGTCTGCTTCGCCTGCGACGGGCGCGCACTGGGGACCCTGGTCAAGGGCGGCAAGGCCGAGATTGCGAAGATCGTCGCCCGTCGGGAGTACCAGCGCGTGCGCACCGAGGCCAAGCGTCTGGCGCGGGTCACCGCACGGGCCGACGAGGCCTGCCGTCGCTGGCAGGAGCAGATCGACCAGTGGCACGCCGAGGCCATCGAGATCGACAAGGCGCGCGACACCCAGCGCTGGGCCGCCCCCGTCGGCCAGGGTGTCGAGGTTGCCGGAACTGTCCGCGTGGCGATGCGGGTCGACACGATGTACGGCTCGACCTGCCTCATCGTCATCGACAGTGGCGACGGAGTCGTCGTCAAGGTCTTCTCCAGCAGCAAGGCCGCGCGTGCTCTCGAACGTGGTCAGGCCGTGCTCGTGGCCGGCCAGGTCAAGAGCCACGAGATCTACCAGGACGTCAAGCAGACCGTGGTGGCCCGTCCGGTGTTCACCACCTCGACGGCCTGACCCCGGAGGGGCGGGTACCGGCCGGCAAGCCCCGGTGCCGGTACCCGTCCCAGGTCGGTCAGACCTACCCATGATCCGTCAACCGAGGAGGCACCTTCCATGACCGAGACCGTCAAGCACCCGCTGTTCGAGCTGCGGTACGGGCCCCTGGTCGTCAACTCCATCCCGGTCTACGCCGAGCCCGGCTCCCCGCTCGACGACGAGTACGACGCGATGCGCGCGCGGTACACGCAGATCACCGAGAACGTCTGGCACCTGCACGGCGTCGACTACACCAACGACTGGCCGGAGTGCGACGTGATCGCCTACGGCCACGACCACGGGGGCAACATCCCCGAGGACGACGTCGAGGCCGCGCAGATCTGGGCGTCCCGGTTCATCAGCGCGTCGACGGATTACCACGTCAAGGAGTGGCGCGGCCTGGTGCCGGTACTGGTCGAGATCCGGCACAGGCTGGTCATCGAGTTGACGACGACTCGCAATGTGCAGATCGAAGTCAGCGAACGCGACGCCATCCAGATCATGAAGGCGTTCGCCAGCCCCGACTACCTGTTGCCCGACGCATTCGGCCGCCAGGTCGCAGCGACCCGGGACACGATCACGTACCAGTACCCCGACGAGGGCGACGGCGAGAGCAGGGCGGTCCGGATCAACCTGAACCATGTGGTCGCGATCTACCAGACCGTGTGGACCCGTCCGGTCGAGCGTCTGGTCTGACCCCGGAGGGTGGGGTACCGCGGAGTCGTCACCGCGGTGCCCTCGCCCAGGCCGGTCAGCCCGACTTGCCATGTGCGCCATGCTAGTCTAGTATGGCACTTGTACCGAGATTCGCCCCTACCGGAAGGAACCAAATGCCCGCGATCGGCATCCGCACCGACGGCCAGAAGGTGTACGCGACCAGCCCGTTCCACCCGGACATGCGCGCCGGCGCGAAGCGACTCAACGGCCGGTGGCTCGACCCGGCGTGGGTATTCGACGCCCGCGACGAGGAACGCGTCCGCGACCTGCTCCGCAGCATCTACGGAACCGACGGCACCCCCTGTCAGACGGTGGACGTCCGCCTCGACGTCAAAAAGTGGTACGACTACGACGCGGCCGGCGACGACAGGACGATCTACTTCGCCGGTCGTGAGATCGCCTACCGGCCGGCCCGGGACTCCGCGGTCCGCATCGGCGACGGCGTCGTCCTCGTCGAGGGGAGCTTCACCCCGACCGGCGGATCCGTGAAATACCCGAGCATCGGGGTCTCCTACGTCGACACGATCGTCGTCGAGGTCCGCGACATCCCGGCCACACACCCCCACGTGGTCGGCTCCACTGAGGCCGAGCAGGGCGTGACCGTCCTGACCACCGCCGTGGACGTCGAGGCGCTCAGGGCGGAGCGCGCGGCGTTGACCGCGCGTCTGGCCGAGATCGACGCCCAGCTCGGCGAGGTCTGGCCGAGTACGAAGGTCTGACCCCGGAGGGGCGGGCACCGCGGATCGTCGTCGTTGTCGCCGCGGTGCCCGTCCCAGGCACGTCAGCCCAAGGAGGTCCCGATGACTGTTTCCCCAGGCAGGGTGCTCGTGGTGCGACCTGCCGGCCAGCTTGTCGCCGGGTCGCTGGTCTGGTACTGCACCACCGGCTCGTGGTCGCTCGTCGCAGCCGCGCGACGCTGTGACGGCACCGGCCCGGCCCATCCTCGTCGCGGCGACCCGTGCGCGGCACTGACCCTGCGGCCGGTCGCAGTGGTCGAGACCGGCCCGGTAGCTGAGGTTCACTTCGGCCTCGACACGCGGCTCGTGGTCGTCGCGGACGGGGAGGTTACCGGCGGACCGGTGCAGTGACGTCGGCCCTTATACCAGCGAACTTGCCAAACCAGGCCATACTACGCTAGTATGGCCTGGTTTCGTCTGTGTGATGAGGAGGCCTTCATGTCAACCCCCGCTCGCCATCGCCTGCGTACCGCCGGTCGCACATCATGAGCCGGGCCACACCCGCGGGCCGGCCTGTCCGGGCGTCGCGGGTCACCACATCGACACTGGTTCCGGCAGGTGATCCGCGCCGATCGGAGTGTCTGCCGGACGAGGACCCCGCGGCTCAGGCCGCGGACGAGCGGGCCGCCAGGCGGCGCCGCGCGAAGCTGCGGGTCATGATCCTGGTCGGGAGCCTGCTGCTCTGTGCAGTCGTCGGGTTCGTCCTTGGCTGGAACACCGCCTGACCACCGCCGTCGAGGGCGGGTATCCCAGACCGGGGTGCCCGCCCTCGACGATGGAGGCGATCCTTGCACTGCCTGTGACCGATGGACACCTTGCGCGCATGCGCCATGCTAGCGTAGTATGGCATACATGACGATGAAACTCACCCGCGACCAGATCGAAGCCATGGGTACGGCTGAGGTCGCCGCAGCCAGGGATGGGCTGCGCCAGGCGGTCATCGATGTCCTGTGCGAGATCGGCCTCGCCCGCGACATCAATCCCATCGAGGCGGCACGACACCTTGCCACCAGGATCACCGACTACAGCCGAACCCGCGGATGGACCGACCAGCAGGTCGAGTATGCAGTCTCCTACCTCGCCGAGGTCGGCGCGACCCTCCAGGACCGATTCGACGTGGTGCTCGGCCGTCTGGTCGACCAGGGCGTCGACGTCTGGTGCCACGTCACCGGCGCACCCGCCCGGTACAGCGCTGAGACCGGCTGTTCGGCCTGCCGCTGCGACGGTGTCCACACCATCCTCGCGGAGGCGGCGAGGACCTGCACCCACGGCGCCGACTGCCGGTCCCACCCCGGGGTCACCGGCCCGCACAACTACGACCGCCCCCAGCTCTGACCGACCGGGCCGGATGCCGCCCCCGCGGCACCCGGCCCTCATCCTCGAAAGGGGGTCACCTCTCGATGAGCGATGGTACCGACGTCGAGTGGACCCACCGACCCGGGACACGAGCCGCGTCCCGGAATCCCGTGACCGGTTGCGACCAGATATCACCAGGTTGCGACAACTGTTATGCCCTGACCATGGCCCGCCGGTTGCAGGCCATGGGCTCGGCGAAGTATCAGGCCGACGGTGACCAGCGGACCAGCGGCCCAGGGTTCGGCGTCACCTGCCACCCTGGCGAACTGGCCAGCATGCTCCGCACGCTGGGCCGGTCCCGGTGGACAGTGTTCCTGCCCAGCATGGGCGACCTCGGCCACCCACGAGTCCCCCGGCCGTTTCTCGCCGCGACGCTCGCGACCATGGCCGCCTTGCCGAACTGCACGTTCATCTCACCGACCAAACGACCGGGCCGTCTGGCCCTGGCATTCAACGACCAGCAGTTCGTCGCCGAGGTCGCCCAGGCCGGTACCGGCCCGGTCAAGGTCGACGGCCTCGCCGCGCGGATGCCCGACCAACTGGTCTGGCCCCTGCCGAACTTGGAGATCGGCACGAGCGTGGAGTCGGACAGGTACGCGCGTCGCCGGGTCGACCAGCTCCGCGCGACGCCGGCCGCGTTGCGGTTCATCTCCGCAGAGCCGCTACTCGGCCCATTACACCTGGACCTCACCGGAATCGACTGGCTGATAGTCGGCGGCGAGTCCGGCCCGGGGGCGAGGCCGATGGAATTGAGCTGGGCGCTCGATCTGGTCGAGTCGGCGCGGGCCGCCGGCGTACCGGTGTTCATCAAACAGTTGGGCACCGTATGGGCCGCAGGCCACGGCAAGGGCAACCGTCCCGAGGAGTGGCCTGAGAACCTTCGTATCCGTGAGTTCCCACCCGCTGCCCAGACCACACCGGAGGAGTGAGCATGTCCGACATCGACACCGCACGTAACGAATTGAGCCGTACCGATCACAAGGCCAGCACCATGCTGTCACTGGCGCTCGCGCTGCTGGCGGTCGGGTTGACCATCGGCGCCCGGGGGCGGCTGCACCTGGCCGTCATCATCGCCCTGTGGACCGCCGTGGCCGCACTCGTCGTCATGGTGATCGTATTGACGGCTGCCATCCGCCCCCGCCTCGACGGCGACAACGGCATCGTCGCGTGGGCGCGCGGTGAGCGCAGCGACGAAGAGCAGGCCCTGGTGTGGGTCTCGCAGGCAGCGCTCAGGAAGCACCGCCTGATCTACCACTCGATCACCTGCCTGTGGTTCGCCCTGGCTGCGGCCAGCGTCGCAGCGATCCTGTCCGCGGTACTGGCCTGACATCCATCGATGCAAGTCTCAGGATGCCCGGTGCGGGAAGCACCGGGCATCTGTCATGCTGTGTCCATGACCCATCTCGCGATCAAGCCTGGCGCGGTCGCTGAACCCGCTGTGCAGGTCGTCGAGCAGATCGGACAGTTCTACCAGTGGGCGCTCCGGCGTCCCGACGACCCGGTCGCCGGTGGGGTGATCGCAGCCGTCCGCTGGCTGACCGGCCGGCGGGGTACCGGGCCGATGACGGACCGGCCGACCCCGAACTGCCTCGTATCGGTGCAGGCCGAATACGCGTACGCCATGGGTGCATCGCGCCGGCCCGGGTCGACGTCACGACGAGCGACCGGTGCGGCGTTGGTGCTGGCAGTGGCAAGCGGGGACCTGGGGATGGTGCCGACGCTGCTCGCGGCGATCGGGCCAGGGGCCCCGCTTGAGTCCTCGATCACTTACCACTGTGCTACCGGACCACGCTAGTATAGTATGGCATTATGACTCGCCGAACCGGAGCTCCATTCGAGCCCACCACCACCGGCCTACGTACGTGGCTGGACAGCATCCCTGCCGACCAGCGGGTCGAGCTGTGCATGTTCCTCGTCTCGACCGACGCGCGGTCGGTGGTCGCTGACCAGATCGACGCCGCCGTCGCCCAGCTCGTCGAGCACTCCACGTACCTCGACGTCGCCCTGCGGTTCAAGTGGTCCAAGTCCAACGTGCAGCGCCGGGTGACCCGGTACCGCGCCCGCACCGGGCAGAAACGCCCGCCCCGGACACGACGCTCCGACCAGGCCGACACCACGACGAAGCCCGGCCGTCCCGCGGGCGCCGAACGCACGCCATCGTTCGTGGCCCCCTGACTGGTCTACTCCGGCCGGCGGTAACGAGTGAGCCCCATGCACCGCGGTGCATGGGGCTCACTCGTCGTACGGCTTAGATCGTCTCGGCACGTTCAGCCTGGACTGCACCGACTGTCGGAGCTGGTGCCTGCCTCTGCCCGTGCGTCGACGCCCACCACGCGGCGACGTCCTCGAGGTGGTCGCTGCCACCAGGCACCCGCGGCGGCGCGTACGCGAACGAGCCGTCGGCCCGGTGGTCAGCCAACGTGCAACCCCCGAGCCCCTTCGCCAGGCGGTATACGGTGTTCGGACGCCACCGGTCCAACCACTCCTCGACCCTGGTCGGATCGGAAGTCTTGCCGGTGTACGCGTGCTTCCACGACTGCCAGACACCGAGCAGTTCCGACACCGCCCACGGGTGGTACGCCCAACAGTGCGGTAGGGACGAGTCCGGATACCGCGCCCACACCTGCGCGATCCACTCCGCCAGGCCGTCGAGCAGGCGGCGGGACTGCTCGACGTCGTCGATCGTCAGCCACGACGGCTGGCCCTTGGGCTTCTTCTCGTCGTCTGCGGTCAGGGCTGCGATGGCCTCCTCGACCTCGGCTCGCCACGTGCCGTACCCGTCGAGATGGGCGCCCATCGCCTCGGCGAGTTTCGCCACATCCTCACGGGTGTGGCCGGCGGCGGTCGCCGCGGCTGACGCCTGCGCCGATGCCTGGTCGACGTCGCCGCGCATGTCGTTGATATCGCGGCCGATCACGTTCAGGGTCGCGCGGATACCGCGCAGCTGCTCGGGGGTGTCGTCGCCCCGGGGCCGGCGTTTACCGACGCCGGCCGCGCCCGGGAGTTGCTGCTGTTCGTCGCTCATGCGTCCTCGCCGCCTGCATCGCGGGTGTCCTCGTCGAGTTCGGTCGCCGTCTCGAACGCCGTCTCGATCGTTGGACGCCATGGTGATCGTTTCATCGCCCGCTTGATGTCGCGACGCTTCCACGCCATGCGGGTACGGACCAGGCAGGCGGGCATGCCTCGTGTGATCAGCATGGCGTGACCGGTGGGAAGGTTCGCGATCTGCGCGGTCGAGAGGACCGGCACCGCCCTGTGCGTCGACGAGATCACCCGGCCGCCCTTGTCCCTGGTCTCGACGACCTCCCGGCGTTCACCTGACAACTTGGAGAATGCGTCCAGGTCGGACGGGTCACGTGCCGCGCCGTACACGACGATCGAGGCAGCATTGTTCATGATCGTCCCTGCGCCCTCGTCGCCCCACCGTTGACGGAGTTGACTTCGTCCTTGCACAGATATGACGATCTTGATGCATCGTCCGCCCATGTCGGCCGTCCACTGGTCCAGTGGCACCGGACAGACCAGCGCGGCTTCGTCGAGTGCGATCAGCAGCGACGGGTCGAGCCGCTCGCTTGCCTGGTCCGCCGCAAGGGCGTGCGCGGCTCGGGCGATTTCGGCCGTGAACGCCGCGACCAGCGCGGCCGTGGCACCGTCCTCCTTGCCGAGCAGGTACATCGTCCCCTTGTCCGCGATGAACTGCCTGACGTCGAACGGGTCGCCACCGACGACATCTGCGAGGGCCGCGGCCCTTGGGTCGAGGAGCCAACGCATGGCGGGCATCATAGTCGTGGTGATCGATGTCTTCGTCTTGTCGTTCGTCGTGAAGAACTGCATGCATGCGGCCTGCATGGCCTGTGCCTCCGGCGACTCCCGCAGCGCGTTATGGACCTCACGTGCTGACGCCTCGGTTGGGTTCGAGATCCACTGGTGGACCCTCGACATCGGCCGGTCGGCCATCGCCGCAGCGTGCAGCATCATGGCCAGAGCCCCCCGGGCCTGAACATCCCACCGTTCCGCCTCCGGGCTGTTCGCCGTCGGGATCATGTCGGCCGCCCTCGTCTGCGCGACCGACGGCACCTTGCAGCCCGCCAGAGGTGACCACTTCACTGTGGACGCCAGGCGTCCGAGCCCGGTCGGGTTGAACACGTGAATCGGACCTACGTGCTGCCTCGTGGGGGCGGTCAGCTTGATGAGGTCGGTCCGCGTACTGGTGACGATCGCCGCGCCAGGCGCGTCGACGATCAGCCCAGCGATCGCGCCCGTCTTGCCTGTCCGCGGTCCGCCGACAAACAACACCGTGTCCTCGACCGACGTCATGACCCGCCGGCGCCCATCACGCGCCAGCTCGTACGAGTAGTCGGTGACCGGGTGTCTGAGGAGTTCGTACCGACTGAGGCCGGCGAGCGATGGCTTGAGCTGCTGCGCACGGCGACGCATCGCCCGGACCGAGGTGACCTTCTCGTGGTTGATCCACGAGGCCGTCCCGCCGTTCCGGTTCGACGTGTGCTCCCACCTGGCCAAGAGCGCGTTCGTCGAGTTGCGGCGCATGTACCAGAGCACAGGACGGCCAACCGTCCAGGCGGCCCCGCCCATCGTCAGGGGTACACCGATCTCGGGCCGGTACGACGACAGGACCAGGCCGAGCGACGCGGCGCCCGCCCCCACACCTGCACTGCTGAAAGGGAACCTGTATCCGCTCATGGGCGGGTGCCTCCTTGAGGAACGGTCATGCCGTCGACGACACGCCGGGGGATGTTGGGCAGCGCGTACCGGGTGGGCCCGGCAACCGGCTGCGGCAGGTGACGGAGCCTCAGCTCCGCCAGCAGCGCGCCGACCGCATCCGCGGTCACCACGGGCAGGTACGCCGCCTGCTCGAACGCGTGGCGCTCGTCAATACCGTCGATGTCGACGGCCACACGCAGCTCGATCCACGGCCTGCGGTGCACGGCGGCTACCCTGGTAGCGACGAGACGTCCCCAGTCGAGTACCCAGGTCGTCGCCGGCGACCGGTGCTGGCCTGTCGGATACCCGTACCGCGCGGTGCACGTGTGATCCGAGGCGCACCAGTCCGGGCAACGGCGCGCTGCCCGACGCCAGCGACGTCCGGTCGAGGCACCTTCCCGACGGACCTCGTCACGTACATCAGCGAGCACCTGTTGCAGGATCCGGATAACCCGGGGGGTGCCGATACGATGCCACATGCTGCCCTGTCCTCCGATCGGGTAGTGGCGCCCCTGGCCGTGGTCACGGCACATGCTCGCGGCCGGGGGTCCAGCCGGTCAGGTCTGTCGTCTGACCGGTCGTGGGCCCGGCCTGCGAGGCGGCAGCCCGGCCTCTCGGCACAGGCTGGCCACGGTCCGGCCGTTGTACGGCCGGTTCACCAGCTCGTGTGGGTCGACTCCGAGTCCGAGGGCATGGATGACCAGCGGTGCGGCGTGGGCGGCGATGAGCGCACGCGCCAGAGTCACCGACTGGTGTAGGACGGTCACAGCGTCGAGCATCGCCAATGTCCCCGCCCTGTCGTGCGGCGGCGGCGCGCTGAGCTGGGCAGCCAGACGCTCTGCCTCAACTCGTATTGATGTCGCGAGATCCATGGGCCCGAGCGTACGCGAGTTATGCGGGTGGTGCAAGAATCGGCCCCGGGGCTAGTCCCTGGTACGGTTGCGTATCTACCTCGTCAACCGGTAACGTAGTCCGTACACGTCCATGAACACCATCCCCGTGTACGACGAAGGCCCCGGCGAGGATCCCCACCCCCGCCGGGGCCGACCACGACGGAGGCACCCGTCATGACCAATCATGCAGCACAACCCCACTACCCCGGCACCAGGTGACCGACGATGTGGGGCCGACAGACCAGCCAACGCCCGGCACGACTCTCCCCGGCCGACCTGGCCGAGGTCGCAGCGAACACAGCAGCGACCAGCGACCAGGACGACGCAGCCGACTACCACGAAGGCACCCCATACGGCGGCACCGCGTGGTGGGAGCGAGCGGACACAGACGACGACTCGGACGGAACGTGATCTAGATGAAGCAGTTCAACCTGCTCCTCGACTGGGGAGGTGACGTCTGGGACCGGCACGGCGACCTGATCCTCCTCGGGATCGGGCTCGTCGCCCTGGTCGCCGTGTGCGTCGCCTTCGGCCTGTTCCTCAAGGCCAAGGACAAAGGCGACGTCACCGCTAAGATCTCCGCGCTCGTCATCATGGCCTGGACGTCAGAAGGCGTATTCACGACCGCCTACGGCGTGTGGGACCTGCCCATCGCCTTCGTCGCCGCGACGTTCTTCGTCTTCGAGACGATGTACGCCGCAGCCTGGTTCAAGGCCGAGGCCAGCCGTAAGAGCATCGGCAGCCCAGGCCCGGCCGGCTGGTACATGTTCGTCATCGGCGCGTTCCAGGGCGGTGTCGCCGCAGCCGGCGCCACCATGGTCTCCCTGGGTGTGATGCGGGTCGTCCTGCCGGTGCTGTCGCTCGGCATGATGCTGATCTTCATGATCGCTCCGCGTGACAGCGACAGCGAGGACATCCGGACCAATCGCGCCACGCGGGCACGTCTCCGCGCCGCAACCTGGGCAATCACCCCGTCCCTGCTCCTGATCCGCATCGGCTGGATGGTCGCGGGCGAGGGGACCTCGGCGACCACGGCCCAGCTCAAAAGGGCGATCAACCGCATGGTCGCGGCGGCCGACACGATCGCGGTCTACGGCAGGCCGACAGGCCGCGGATCACGCAAGGTCCGTCGGGCCCGACGGCGCCTGCGTGTGATCATGCGGACTGCGACTCCCGCGATGATCGAGGAAGCCCGGCGGCTCGCTCTCCAGGCCTCCGCCGCGGAGATCCTGATCGTCCCGTCAACGACCACGATCGAAGCACTCCGGAACCACCTGGCTGAACACCCGGAAGCCGCTCTCGACCCGCTCCGGGTCGACGCTCAGGTCACCGACCTGGTCGCACCCCTCGACACTGAGGTCACCGACCTGGTCGCACCACCGACCGACCCGGTCGCGCTCGGGTCGGGCAGCCCGGCAACCCAACCGTCAAGGATCAACGGGTTCGCAGGCACCTTCGTCGAGGACCCCGACCACACCCCCGACCAGAGCGACCCGGTCGCCCACGCAGACGACCAGGTCGACGACGACGACGAGGCCGGCGGTCCTGATGTGACCGCACGTCCCCAGGACGATCAGCTGCTCCTCGCCTGGTACCGCGACCAGCTGACCAGCGAGTTCGCAGCGGCAGTGTCCGACACCACCGGGAAAGCGAAGGTCACCGCGTACAAGGTCGGCCAGCTCGCCAGGGTCGACCGTCGCCAGGCCGAGCGGCTCATATCGACCGTAGCGGTCGATGTATTCCTCTCCCCACTCACCGCACTCGACGAGGCAGGCAACCTGACCCCGTCCGAGGTCGCACGTCTCTGCCGGGTCGCGAACGGACCCGCAGATCTGAT